CATATAGATGGAGATATATCAAATAACAGATTAGATAATCTTCAGCGCATTAGTCAATCAAAAAATGTCCTTAAAGGAGATAGACACAAATAACCAAAAGAGAAATGAGAGAGATACTACTTGAGATGTATGAGAAACTTTGGAACGCTGACAAGGACAAATGGGCTTGGTATGCTATAGTAAAAGATTCGCTGGATAAATTAGAAACCTTTAACACCAAAGAGAAATGAAAATAGGGATAGGAGAAAGATATGCTAAATGGCGTTCGTATACAACGCTGTTCTTATTACCGAGTCTGCAATTTGATTGGTGGGGCTTTGGTTTTATAAACAACCTTGACACGGGCAGAGTTCAAAGACGTTTAGAATTAGACATACACTTTGATTTTTTATTCTTCTCATCATTTGTTGCGATTTATTTAATGTGGGGAGACGAAGGGGAAATAAAATGAAAGAGATAGTAATAATCACTTTGCTCGTGAGTGTGATGTTTATGTACCTCACTAATAAAGGAAAGAAGTGAAATTTGTTCAATCATCTTACGATGAAAATGATGCGTTTGGTAGAAACATCTTAATTAGTTGGCTACGCAAACAAGATTGGGTAGTTCACGTCTTCAACGATATAGAAGATTATGGAGTAGACCTAACGGTACTAGATCATCACGGTAACGAACATAGCTTTGAAGCAGAAGTAAAGATTAACTACCCGTGGACAGATATGAAGTCATTTAAATTTAGTACCGTCTCTTTCCTAGGCAGGAAGAAGAAATGGAAAGAACAAGGGTTTTACTACGCACTGATCTGCAAAAAAACAACAGCAATGTGTATTGCTCACTCATCAATAATATACAAAGAGGAGTATACTGAAGAGTTGAAAATACAAACATCTGATAGATTGGGTAATGATTTATTCTATAGGGTTCCTAAAGAAAAGTGTACCTGGATAGAAGCACAAACAGTATATGATAAAAGCCCGAATAAATGAGACATCAAGATTTAAAACAGATGGTCGGTAGAGAGTGTGAATTCCTGTCCTACTACCTGGAAGAGTTTGAAAGAAAGCTTACCACAGATCCCCGGAATCAAGAGCTTAAAGATCATATCAATACTATAAGAGCTAAGTGGGAAGCTTACGACAAAGTATACCGATACATTATAAAAACATTTGAGGAATGAAAAACTACATTCGCAAGAGAGCGCATTATAGGTACGTAAATAGGTACTTAAATGAAATACGCTGGGAGATCATAAATACAGTGATCATATCAAGTTCAACAGAATATACTGACGCTGTTGTAGATCATCTGAATAACTTAGGGAGTTTAATACGTAAATACGAGAGAAGAAAGAGATGGCTGAAATTTTAAACATAGATTACCACACACGCATATACGTTATGTATGCGTTGAAAAAGTACAATAGTCCTACTATTGCTGCAAAGCATTTAGGGATAACAGCAAGAACAATACACAGGTATATAAATAAGTGGGGTATAAGTTATAAGCCCGAAGCACCTAAAACTGTTAAACCCGTCCAGTGGACAAACATTAGATAATGAAAGTATGAAAACGAATTACGAATCATCGAGAACACCGGAATCCAAAGAAACAATAGTTCGCATAGCGAGATACGCCTCAAAGAATATGATGCGGACAAAGGTAAAGAGTAGCGTTTACGCACGTATCGTAGACGCATGTATAGAAGACCTACGTAAAAACGGTATAGAAAATGATTAATCAGCTGTTTATAGAATGGACGGTAGTTATTCTTTCTGCTCTGATGTTTGTAGCTTACCTGCTTTATAAAATGAAAGAAGAATGATCACGTTACAAAACATGACTTGTTTAAATAAGTAAATGTTTATACCTTGAGAAAAAATAGCACTATGTCAATTAAAGATTTAATCATTGAACACTACGGAGACCACAGTGATGAAGGACCGTTGTTAGCTGCTGGATTTGATGATGCTTTGATAGGTATCGATCCAAACTCCCTTAGAGCTGTTTACTCAAGGAACAAATGTATAGATATACTTGTAGAAGAAGGAGAGTCTGTAGAGGATGCTATGGACTTCCTAGAGTACAATACATTTAATACTTATGTAGGAGAATACACACCAATTTTTATAGAAGATTTCCAATGGGATACTTAGACAACAAAGAACACAAGAAGGTTATTGACTGCGTACTTATGCAAAACGCACGTATGTTTGTTAACCTTGGGATTGAGAACTCAAAGAGTGATTACGACAAAGCCAAGAAAGAAGAGCGTAGAAAGCTCAGAAAAATACAGCACCTTGATCCAGAGAAGATAGGTAGATTAATTAAAGACTCACTCGATGACTGATAATACACCCAAGTACTACATAGGTAAGTACAAGAATATAGAGGCAATGGATGTCGTTCTTGATTTTCAAGAGGATAATTACAACCTTGGTGTGGCAATAGCCTACCTACTGAGAGCTGGCAAGAAAGAGGGCAACCCAGCGACTCAAGATATTGAGAAAGCAATAGTACATCTGGAAACTGAACTTAAACATCAAAGAGCAAATGGAGAATCTAACGGTAACGATATTCAAGGATATAAGGGACATACAGGGTCCTCACCTTATTACGTTACAAACAGCACTGGAGCGTATAAAGAGTGGCAAGAGCAAATCCTTGATAGAGAGGGTCCGTGGGATTCACAGTATAGATCAGAACGGAAACCAGGTTCCGGACAAGGAAGCTAAGAAAGAGCTACCAGTAGTATGTTTTAGCGGTCAGTTTGAGTTACGTAAAGATGACTCACTCGTATCGCATAATGGTCTTATCGTTCTTGACTTTGACCACCTAGATGTAGAGGTTTCAAAAACTATTCTAGCTACAGATGACTACGTGTTTGCCTGTTGGGTATCGCCAAGTGGAGATGGACTCAAGGCTCTAGTCAAGGTAAGTACACCATCAAAACACCGTGAGCACTTCAAGGCTATTGAAAAATACATGGAGCGCACCTACGGGTTAGAAGTAGATCCCTCTGGTAAGAATGAATCTCGTGCGTGTTTTGAGTCGTATGATCCAGACATAATTATAAACACCAACAGCAAGACATTCTCATCTATAGTATCCGATACTGAAGATGTACAGGTTGCCTCACATAAAGAGGTTATCACTGACTACAACAAGCTTGCTGTTATTTCTTCTATAATTAGACGTGCTCAAGATGGAGAGAAGCATACCGAGCTCGTAAAAGCCGCACATTTAGCCGGGGGTTTTGTAGCAGCTGGTAGAATAGAGGAAGAAGAAGCTCGCAGAGTATTGCTCCGTGAGATACTAAAGAAAGAAGTAGATAACGAAGACAACGCACGTAAGGCTATAGACGATGCAATTGAATCGGGTAAGAAGATGCCTATCCGTGATGTCATAGATGGCGAGAGTAAGGCAATACGCCAGATGCAACTCAACGATAATGACTTTAGCTTTGTATCTAATGATGACCTTGATTTTAGCTGGATTACAGAATACGCCTCTGGGCTTATAGAGGTGGGTCTAACAACTGGTAACGACATCCTTGACAGAAACTTTAGATACAAGAAAGACTTTACAATCATAAACGGTATCAGCAACGTAGGTAAGACTACATTAGCACTACACCTTATGATTAACGCATCTGTACAACACGGCTGGAAGTGGATCATATACAGCTCTGAGAATAAAACAGCATCTATTAAGATGAGGCTTATGGAGTTCATTGTTGATATGCCTATACGACAGATGGATACCGAGATGATTAAGTATGCTTACAACTGGGTAAATAAACACTACAAGGTTATAAGCAACAACGATGTATACAGCTACTCAGAGCTTATACTATTCGCTGAAAAGATTATACACCACGAAGGACCTTACGATGGGTTCTTTGTAGATCCATACAACAGTTTACGCATAGATATGGCTCAAGGGATAAATAAGAATAGCCACGAGTACCATTATGAAGCAGCTTCTGAATTCTTAACGTTTGCTAATCGTATGAAGATGGCTGTTTGGTTAAATATGCACGCAGTTACTGAGGCACAACGCATGCGTGGTGAAGATGGACTACCTGTAGCGCCAACAGCATCAATGACTGAAGGCGGGGGTAAGTTCGTGAATAGAGCCGATTGTTTCCTTACGTTCCATAGAAAAGTGTCTTCTCCGGACTACGACACTCGTAGGACAATGGAATTCCATGTGCGCAAGGTTCGTGAGACAGAAACCGGGGGTGCTCCAACTGTATATAATGAGCCATTCTTATTCCAAATGACTGAATCAAACACAGGTTTTAGAACGTTTACAGCACAAGGTCCACTGTATAAACCCCTTATGTTAAAAAAAATGCAAGGAGAGCTGGTTTTATAAACAGCTAATCACTATTTTGTTATAAAGTATATGGACACAAACAACGAAATAGTACTGTATTTGCCTAAACCTCCATCATTGAATGCGTTTTACGCTGGAAGACACTGGACAATACGAAAAAAACATAAAGAGAGCTATACCAAAAGCCTAAAGGAAGCATTAACCAATTACGATCTTTTTACAACAGAACAATATGCATTAGAGGTAGAGTACAACGCAAGGTACGATGTAGACAACGCTATTATGTGTGCTAAATTTGTTAGCGACTTCTTAAAAGATAATGAGTACGCAATTGATGACACACCTAAATACTTTATAAAACAGAGTACCAAGTTCAACAAAAACCTAAATAAAGATGAGTTCCTATGTCGTATCAAGCTCTATGGATACCAACTCCGTGAGCATTGATTTCTTTAATGCCTGTGCAATGATGCACGAAATGATCAATGAGCTGTATGAAAGCCTACACGATGGCTACGGCAATCCAGTGCTTGATGAAGAACAGATACTTGAATTAACAAAAGAGTTTAAAAACAAAATGCGTTTAGAGCTCGATATGATCAAGTCTTCTGTACACCAACACCTGGAAGAAAATGCAAAGGGGCAGGTATAAATGCGGCAAGTGCAATAGGTTAAAAAGAAAACACCTGTTCCATAAAGACAATTCTAGGAAATCTGGTGTAGGTTCTTATTGCAAGAGCTGTAAAAGAAAAATTGACTCTGAACGCAATAGATTCTATGGTGATTTAGACGAGAGTGGTAATGTAATATATACTGTTTACTACTTGCCGGAGGAACATTACGTAGGTATGACAAAGGATCTCCTGCACCGCATGAAAGATCACAACAAGAAAGGTAAAATTGTTGAGGGTTACGAGATTGTAGGTCAATATTCAGACCCTAAAGTAGCCCATCTGTTGGAAACACAGCTGCATTACAGGGGTTACCATGGCTTCCAGTATAAGGGTTAATTGATTACCTTTACAAGCTCTTTATTTTTCTAACCATTAAACAATAATACTATGTCTGAATTACAGATGAGTGACAGCTTTGCTGACTTTATCAACGAGCTTGAAACCAGTGATAAGAACGAGAATGCTCAGTGCTCGATCGATAACCCGGAATGTGAGAGCTGTAGCGGTTAGAATTAAGGGAGGGGTGGAAATTATTCTACCCCTCTTTCTTTTTATATAAAGAATATTAGTATCTTAGCACCAGTTCTATTGATCATTTCATCTCTCTCCCCCACTCTTGGATGGTTCATAGAGTTTAAGTTAACAGATCAGAAAAGGAGGCATTAGCCTCCTTTTTTGTTTTTCCTCTTTGAGTAACAGCACTTACCGTCACATTCTTTAGGTTCTATTTCACAATATTTTACAGTATGTTGATTTTTCTTTTTTCTGTTACTTGTCAAATTGTTTCATTATTAACTTAAACAATAAGAACGCCAGCCCCATATAGATAGCTAGGTTCTTTATCTTGTCCCATATAGATTCTTTTTCTATATATACTACCCTATCGTAAGGAACATTAATAGTCTGAACTATCGTATCCGAGGCGCATTCTGCGTTTATAGTAATCGTGTCGTTCACCTTTATTAGCTGTACTTTCAGACGATCCTTCACTATTGTAATAGTATCGTGTTGCTTCAAAGTCACAGTATCCGTGATAGCCACAGGTGGGCTGACAACCGTGGTCGTTACAACCAGCGTGTCTTTTTCCAGAATTGCTGGATCCTTCTGCACCGCTTTCTTTAAGTGCCATTGAGCGCTGCAACTCGTTAATAACAGCAATAGAGTTAATTTTACCAGCCATTTCATACAGTGTCAAAATCTACATAAGTAATACTTACCGATTCCCCTTCTTCAAGTGCCTTAGCAATCGGAGGATAGACTCTTTTATACGCATTAACACTTGACCCCACCATACCATTACTAGAGCCAAAGTTCGCTTGTTGAGAATCACCCAAAAGAAGACACCCAGCAGTATGTTCGTCAGTATTACCAGTATGAATAAGGATATACTCAAAGTTAGGAACGTCACGTACCCATAACGCTCCTTTGTGCATCTCGCCATACTTTTTTTTGTATCTGCCGTGGAATCCACCAACAGTTCTAAGTGTTATTCTATATGTGCCTGCGGGAATTCTAGTTTCACCCATGACTTTATCTTCACGATATTCGTCTTCAAGGGTATAGCACAAGAACTTTCTTTGTCCTCCTGTAACATCAAATAATATTCCATTTGTTGAATCATCTTGGCTGCTGAATCGTAGTACCTCTAACTCCATAGCTCTTATCATTTTTTAGCAAACTTCTCTAGTCCTGCGATACCAAAGCTACCTAAAGTAACAATAACAAAACTGTTATAAGTAAACTCATTGATAGGTAGGTGTGCTCCAAACGCTCCAGTGATTACATCGGCAAGCATTACCAATACCATAACAGCAAACGATAAAAAACCTATTACCGTCTTCTCATTGTAGCTGTTGTCATTATTAAAAATCTCTACGAACTTTTTCATAATTATATATATTAGTTAATCAAAATATCCTTTTGGGAATTTACTGCTCAAATCAGTATTGTTTAAAATATAGGACTCTTCAAAATCATCAAAGTTGGTTTTAATAATTTTATTTACATCCGTTATTTTTTGAAAGTTTCCTTTGTAAGCAGCAACCTTAATTACAGAATAATACATATCCCTTACATCATCTAAGATTTTCTTTCTGTGCTCTGGATAATCTGTAGTTAGGTAGTTCTCGTCAAAGCTTCTCTTATATCCTTTAACAGCGTATCTAAACTGCTGTACTAAATCATACTCGTAGTCACGTACAAAGGTTCTTTCAGAAATAAGCTTTAAAGTTTCCTTTGCTACATTTACTCTTTGCAAGTCAAAGTCTTTTGGATTCAAACCTTGTAGCTTTAAGTATCTTTCAGCTTTTTCTATCTCTTCGTTTTTCTTAGAAGCATCTCTGTAAGAAGACGTTATTAAAGAAGGTAAGAACTGAGAGCCTCCATACTTAGCCATGTCCATAACACGCTTAAAGGCTGGATCAGAAGGATCAGCGATTGATCTACCATAAACATCTTCATTCTTAGATAAAGAAGTTAAAAGGTTTACAGCCATGTTAGGCTGTATAGCATCGCCTAATACGCCAAAGTAACCATCAAATCCAAAGACCTCAGCGTAAGGATCAAATCCAGTGTAGTCGTATACACGAACCTTTAAATCATCATCAACAGATTTAACCCAAACCTTGTGGTCTTTCAACCATCCTGGTCTAACAACTGTTGCTGCCTCAAACATCTCTGCTTGTTTCTTTCTTTGCTGTTCTGTTTCTTCTTCATCATCAAACCCAAGCATACCAAGTACACCACTGTAAGCATAAGCAACGGATTTGATTATAGCATAAGGACCAGATACTCCTACCCATCCAAGACCGGTAAGTTTTCTGCGGATGTCTTTTCTGTATTCGGATTTTTGTTTGTCAGATAAAGTATCGTCTGATGTTAGTGTTTTAATATCGTCTCTTAAGTTCGCTATAATTCTATAGGTACTTCTAAACGCTTCAAAACGGAAACCCTGGAAATCACCAATAGGCATTCTCTGTACAGCTTTACCAAGCTTAGTGATTCTACCCCATGTAGGAGTGTTGTCTTTTACACGTTCGGCAGCGGCAGCTCTAACTTTTTTCTGCTGTGTGTCGTTTAGGTTAGCGTACTCATCACCATAAAGTTTCTTAGCAAAAGACTCTCTTTCGTTTTGATAGATAGACATCTTACCAAAATCATCAACGGCAGCATAAGTAGATCCTAAGTCGGCAATAACCTTCTTGCCCATATTACGTACTTTACCCACGTACTTATCGTAGAAGGACCTGTCTCCAGTTACAGAGAAATAGTATGAGAATCCAGAAAGACCGATTTGATTTACATTAAATGACTGACCTATTAATCCATTCTCTGACATTTCGGTAAGCATATCCATGTACTTTTGGTCTCCATTTAGAATACCTTCAGCCATGTTTTTAACGTTAACCATTTGCTTCGTAGGATTGAACCATCCGTTAGCCCAGTTAAAATACATTGTACCTATAACGTTCTTACCCCATGTCGGGCTATTCAATATAACGTTAACCATACGTTGATTCTTTAATGCAAAGAAGTAACCTCTCCAGAAACCACCTTCTATACCATCTTTGCTTGTCTCGTAAATTGGTTTAGACTGTATGATTTCAATGATATCATTATGAACCCACTTTGTGTTTAATGGACTCATAGGGTCGTTAATCTGTTTGTATGTAGCCTTCTGTCTTTCCTTTATGTTGTTGTTGGAAATGATCATCGGCTCTTGATTAACACGGTCTAATATCAATTTCTTCTGTGGCTTAGTAAGCTTAGAGAAATCTTTTTTAAACTCTTCTTTAGCGTAAACATCTTTTAGGTTGTCTTCTATGCCGTCAGCAATCATCTCAACCATCTTACCTTTTTCGTAGATGTTAAACAGCACCTCACCTGTTGCCGCCATTTGTGCAATAGGATCTTTGACTTCGCCAAGAAGCTCTCTGATGTGTGCCGGTATATCCTTCTTTTCCAAGAAAGCACTATTAGGAATATTGGTTCCTTTACCTTGAGCTCTCATCTTCTTTCTGTTATCGAGAAGCTCAGTGTATTCTTTAATAAGGTTGTCTATATTTCTCTTAGCCTCATCTATAATCAACTCTCTCTTAGAGTATCCCTTATTGCTTCCTTTTGAAGCCTTTACCAATGTTGACTCAACAGCTTGCTCTCTGGTGTATCCAGCTTCGTCAATAAGCTTGTTAATCCAGTTGTTATAAAGAACTAAAAACTCTTCTTGTACAGCTTTGTTTCTTTCGTTCTTTCCTAGATTTAGATACTTGCCTATAGATCCGAACTTAAACTTGTATGTAGGATCGTCAAAGAACCTGTAAGAGCGGTGCATGTATGTACCAATGTTTTCTAAGATGTTCTCTTTTGTTTCTTTTGGCAGCTTAGAGAATGTACTATCTGTTACCAAAGCAGCAGACTTTTCATCTATGATAGCACGTACAGCTCTTAAGTTTTTAAGTATACGCTCACCGTTTTTCAACTCAAGTATATCATTAACAACAGCTGATTTGTCAACCTCCATCATAAATCTGTTGGCTAACATACGTGCTTTAACAATGTATTCAGTATCTATACCCTTCAACTTACGGCTCACCCAGTTACCACCAAGGTCTTTGTTGAGTTCTCGTAAAATCTTTCCTAGACCTTTCATACCTATAGAGACTTTAGAAGATCTCATCTCTTCCATTTTTATAACCTCTTTTTGTACTTGGTTCCATTTAAAGCCTTTAATCTTCTCTAAAGCAGATTGCAGTCTTGATGGATAGTCTAATTCTTCATCTGTTAAAGGAGTATATCCTTGTTTTTCTTTAAATTCTGGGGTGCTTTCCTCTACTGTTACGTATTCAACATTGCCTTCAAATATAGAAGTATTACCACTTGTATTTTTAGTATCAATAACTTGAACCTCACTCATTTTCTTCAATGTGTTCGTAGTGCTTAATACTTTTGGATCTCCGATTGGTCCCACTATAATTGTAGTAATACCATGTCTACCAGCATCTACAGCAATTGTTCTTGCCCATTCAGCAGCTGATATATTAGGATCTACAAACGCAAAGTAAGTTGGGGCTAAACTCTGGTCTAATATAAGGTGACCAAACTTTCCACTATTATTAATCTTTAACTTACTTAAAAACATTGCAGCCTTTGTGTTATCTGTCAAAACCCCAGGTCTTTCTGAAAACGGCTCGTATAATTCTTTTCTTGAAAATGAATATACTGTAGCCGGAACAACACTATCTGGAGTTTTTACATCTAATTTTTCTGATGTTGCAGAATTAAAAGTTGAGAATTTTCCGCTATCAAGATTGATAATTAAACCATCTAATAGCGTAACTCCAGGTACTGATTTTATATATTTTGAAAATTTTCTATATACGTTTAAATCTCCAGAACTACGATTTAAATTACCAGAAGGGTGGTTATGGATAAAAGTCACAAAAACTTCTTTTCCTTTTAAATCAAATCTAGCAGCATCTATAAGACCAGCAACTTGCACCATATCAACGCCAGCTGAATTTTGAGTACCTGTTCCAAGCCAAATGGTTTTGTAATCTCCTTCTTTAGTACTGACTACTAAGAACATGTTTTCAGAAGTAGCTGACTCAAGGTGACGTAATAAAAACGCTACATCACTAGGACCGTTTATTTTTTCTGGACCTGTAAGATTGAAAGCATCGTTCCGTTCGTATATTCTTTGCTGTAAGGTGAACTCTTCAGTTTTGTTTTTAGCTACCATAGAGCTTTTAAAACGTATTGGTCCGAGTTGCTTACTGTTTACTACTTGAGTTTTTTGATCAGTATAAGCTCCAGAAGGCGCTGCATCAGTTCCTTTAAGTTCTTCTGTCTTTGGATATTTAACAGCTACAACCTCTTCATCTTTTGTCAAAGCCTCAAACCCTAATCTCTTAGCTACGTTGTCCTCTGTTTCGTTAAAAGCTTTAGCGACAGCTGATACGTATTGTTTTACTACATCTAAACCTTCTGCTCTTAGGTCTTTAATATCTTGTATTAAATTGCTTTCAGTTGCGTAATCGCTAAAACTATCCGCATCAAACCCGTCCATTACAAGTCTCTTAGCCCCTTTGCCTTTACTTAAAGCATCAAACGCTCTGGCTTTTGTGATGAGTTCAAATCCATACATTCCGTTATTAGCCCACATTACTTGACCTACTTCCTTTGGATCAAATTTTATTTTGGTTCCAGTAACGGTTTTTTTAAGCCATGGGTTAGCGAGGTTATGAAAGTAGTCTTGCTCTAATGCTGATACAGCCTCAATGCCTTTTAAGCCCTTGTATTTAAAATCAAGAACATCCTTTACACTTTTAGCGGCTCCCTTGTCTGAGCCGTGTATCATTATATTTTTAGGAGCGTCTTTTGTTTTTTTTCTTTTTGGGTTTTTATCGTATCCGCCTTCATAGATGTGTAATCTTACAGATACACCACTACCAAGATTCATTATCTTCTTAGCGGCTTCCCACCATTCTTTATTGGGCACTGTGAACTCAGCGCCTTTACCATTTTCTGTAGTGAAGAAGTTTTTAAGATCTTCGGCTGAAGGTATGAACCCCTTAGCTCTTTTAGCCTCCTCTTTAGTCAGCTTAACACCAGCTATGATGGTTTCTTCTTCTTTAATATTCTCCTCAGTATAATTTCTTAGTTTAGAAAACTCACTGTCATCGATCTGTTTAATAGCATCAGCAAAGGTTAATACCTTACTTACACCATCAATAGTTACAGAGTCAAACAGTATCTTATTTACACCGATAGCATCTGCTTTTTCCTTTACGAAGGATTTAATAGTATCAATAGCTTTCTTGCGAGAATCAATAAGCTGGCTAAAAGGTCTAGCTTCTTTATCTATACTGTTAATCTTCGCATTGTAATCTTTAACAAAATCAATGATTACTTTCTGTACCTCTGGAATAGTGTTTTGCGAATATCCAGGTGCTACAAAAGTGTATTTTGCAGACACAGCTTTTATGTGTTCGCTAATAAACTTTTTAGGGGTTGTCTCTATTACGACACCAATACCAAACTTTCTAATCTCCTGAAAGTTCTTAGCATCTTTGTCAGACTTTAACGACATTCCTGTTGTTAAATCAGCATCAATAATTTCAGATTTACTAGGTATTGGCTTAGAATCTTTCTTTGGTGTAACTGTTTTAACAGTTGGTTTCGCTTTTACCGGCTCAACAGATTCTTCTTTCTTTAAACCAGCTTTAACTAATACATCATCAATATCTACTAATTTAGAAGCTAAAGGAGTTCCATATACAGCTTTCCAACCCTTCCCTGGACTCATTTCTCTACCAGCAAAGTATTCTATTTTACCCTGTTTACCTACAGTTCTAAATCTTTCTATACTATCAAGAGGTTTACTTACCAATTCATTATTTGAAGTAGGCTTCTTACCATTGATAACATCTCGATCTCTTTTTGCATTATTTATTACAGCTGCAATACCTATCTGTGTTTTGAATTCATCAGACATTCCTGTGCCTCTGGTAACCTTAGAGTAGAAATCTTCTTCATTTTCCCACTGTCTATTAGGGTTACCGCTACTCATATCACTAGCACCAGCAAATCTGGTTATCATATCAGTATTGTCGGTCTTTTTTGATTCAACATCTGCTCTACCGATAAGTGTTTCAGCTTTCCAATTTTCAATAAATACGCCTTTGATTTTAGCCAATTCACTTTCTGTATACACAGGATTGGATTTGTTTAAAAGACTATTATCAATGTTTGAAAATGCAATATCCAGCGCTTGTTCAAAAGAAGATCCACCGTTAAGGTCGTAATTAGTTTTTGACGACATACTGGTAGAACCAAAAATCTCTCCTTTTCTTCTTACATCATATGAAGCTTCTATATCGTAACGTCCATTAGGTAGGTTATATACTTCAACTGATATATCTAAACCATAGGTTTTAGGGAATTTAGGTCCTGGAATCTTTGTTTTAGCTTCAGGATTTGATTTAAAGTAATCAACATATGCGGTTAATTTTTGGAGTTCGGTATCCCCTGTGGTAGAAGGCTCTGACTTTTTCTCAACAGCTGGCTTTTCGGATGGAGCTTGCTTTGATTTAAGTTTATTTTTTTGTCCTGAAGTTAATGCGGCTTTCTTTTTAGGATTCATAAAATCTTCTCCACTTTGAGTAGACTCTACTGTAACTATATCTCCTAATGATTCATCAGCTACATTTTGTTTTACAGCATCTAACGCTGTTGAACCCTTTCCTATTGAAGTACTTGTATTGCGTCCTGTTTCATTACCGTTTTCATCGTAAGTTATAGAACTAGACTTATAGCTTCCGTCTAAATTAGTTGTAACAGTATAATCTACGTAGCTACCATCATTAGATTTTACTCGTATTACCTCTTTTTTGACCGGAACTTGATTGTCTTGTATACGTTTTTTCGGCTGTGGCGCTACTTCTGGCTCTTGTTCGGGAGCTTGCTCAATATTTGTAGTTGCTGTTTGAGTGGGAGCGACTTCAGTTTCTGGAGCCGTGGCAAGCTGTTGGTTGATTTTTTCATCTTGTTTAGCTAAAATTTCTAATTGCTTTTCTAATTCTTCTTGCTCGTATTGGCTAGTAATAATGTTATAAGCAACCTCGTCTCCTATGTTGCCTCTAAACGTTCTTTTAGTGCCGTTTGCGGCATCCAAATTTACGGATACTATACTGCCTTCATCGTCACGGTTAATCGCTGCTAGAGGATCGCTATAGTTGTTTTCATATTGCTCGCCACGAATAGTAATTTTATTACCATCAATTGATACTATCTCTTCTGCTTTAGCTAATCCTATCTCATCGGCAAAATTACCCTTGAGATCATCCATATTACCAAGCTCAATTATATCTCCATCGTCAGTTAGCAAAGACATCTTACCAGCACCCTCATCAACAATACGACCAGCAACTTGCTTGCCAGAAGGAGACTTCATGGTTACACGACCATCAATAAGATCCTCAAATCGATCTGGCTGTGCTTGTTTGTCTACATTTAAGTCAATAGTAACTGGAGTAGGTTCGTCCTCTGGTACAAATGTTTCTGTTGGCGCAGCTGGTTTAGTTTCAACTGTACCAATTATATCTGTTATTTTCTTATTCAGCTCTGACTCTAATGTTTCAATTTGAGATTTGATTAAATCAGCTGCTGTTTTTGATTCTGTATTTTCTAACCTCTGCTTCTTATCAAGGATGACAGCTTCAAGATTTCTAATCTCATCAATTTGTTCGTCAGTAGCTTTTTCAATAAGTGCATTTTCCTCGTTGTTGCGATACTTAGATTCAATAGCATCTTTCTCAACAAGAAGTTCTACAGCTTCTGTTTGTAAAAGATATAGTTGAGAATCATCAGAAGTAAGCTCTCTTTTCTTAGCTATACTGTTTAACCCACTATCAATATCTCTAATTCTTTTTTGGTCCTCAGTAGAAAACTTACCAAAGAACTCAACGTCTTGATCAATTAATGTACGTAATGAGGATATGTTCTTCTTGATCATATCATCAATAACATTAACCTGTTCTTGTGATGCTTCTTTTTTCTTATCCTGTAGGTCTTTTATCTGTTGTGCATTTTTTGCACGTGCCTTCTCATTCTTTATAGAACCACGAGCACTCATTCCATTTGCTGTTACAATGGTACCACCACCGGCAACCATACCTACTAAGAAATCGTCAACAAGTTTGTTTACTTCAAAAGGCTTTCCTTCTTTAACCCCAGCAACCATTTGATCAAACGAATTTACTAGAGCCTCTTCAAAACCTTCTTCTAGACCTCCTTTAGCCATCTGTTTATAGATGTCACTAGCTTTTACACTTTGTATAAAAAATTGTTTGTATGCTTCAGTAGAAGCTTGTGTAGAGAATATCTTTCTAAATGCTGCAAGGTCAGCCCCACCCATCTTTTCTGCTAATCCCTCTACAATACCAGCTGCGGTAGCAAACAGTAATTTTTCTGACGGTGAGTATGCTGGATTGTTTTCAATCTCACGATACTTATTACCACCAGCGCTTACAGCAACTGTACCAACACCTGTTGTAGCAGCCAAAGCTACTGAAGGTATAGCCTCTGTAGCACCGCTAAATAATAAGAAAGCTGATTTAGCTATCTGACCATCTTGTGCTAAACCTATAATACCTTTCTCAGCCTCTTCTTTAGTGATGCCCGCTTGTGCGTTACGAGTATTTCTTATGTATTCTGAGTTGTTAGCAAAAATATCTGCCGCTTGTTCAACCAAGTTAGGTTCATCAAAAGATGTTATGGTTTGAAATAAAGCACTATTAAAACCACCTGGCATTCCAGAAGAACGAGCAAAGTCGTAAGCCATGTTAGCGTAATCAAGTATTCCCCCGACAACGCTGTTAGATCCAGATACTAACTCCGCTAATATAGGAGTCTTTGCAATACCTCTACCAAACGCTAAATCAGCTTTTTTAAGTGACTCAAAGAAAGGATTTGGTGGTGTCTCAACCTCTGTCGGTTCTGTGGATACTGATGGTCCAACCAAAGACTCTCCAGCTGTAGCTTCTTTTTTTTTTGGAGCGTAATCTACTTGCCCTTTGTATACAGGGTACTTTTCTAGTATAGCGTCAACTAATACAGAATCATCGTATTCGTTGTACTCTGGATACTTAGCCTTTATCTGTGATGCAAAATCCTGTACAGAGAGTTTATCTTGAGGCATATTGATTATTTTTTATTAATCTTTTTACGGTGTGGGTAAGTTTAGATTTAGTGGATTACCACTAGACGAAGGTACGGAATTTTGACCGCCAACACCCAGTGGGTTTACAGCATCCACAGCTATTGGCATTTTACCCTGTTTCGTTCTTTCTAGTAAACTTAATAACCCTGGATTGCTTTGAATCTTAGCAATCTCATCTGGCTTGGCTGGTCTAACAGTTGTATACACATCTCTGTTAGCGTCAGCGTCAACACCTGGTAAGTTTCCTACAATAGCCATAACTCCAGGAGGCAAGCTGTTTCCGTTTTTGTCTTTAAAAGCTCCCTGCACCTTGACTAATACCTCTCCGTCACCATCAACCATAACTTCTATAATATCTTCCTTAAGCTCTTTAGCTCTGCCTTGAGCATCTTGAGCGGCATCGTATTTGTTAGAAGTTTCAATAATGTCAGATTCTGGTATAGGGAATGCTGTAACATCACTAGCGCTAGGTTTCTTGGCTCCGTATATCAATAAGCTAGATACTTTATATCCTCTTACATTTTTATAAGATTCAATAGCCTTACCAGCCTCACTAGTAGGTTTGGTTTCTCTTGGAATTAAAGACAAGAAATTGTTTACAACAGCTTCGTTATAACGACCTAAGAATCTTTCTTTCTTATCTTCTGGTTGCTGTACTATAAATTGAAACTGCTGTTCGTTTCTTATTTGTTTTTCTTGACCTAGTAGTCCGGCATCTATACCTCCCCAAACAGTAGCCTTTAAAACGTTTTCTGAGTAAGGGTCATTCATCCTAGAATCTAAAAGATCTCTAACAGCATTTTCAGCAGCCTCTATATTTATCTGACCAGTAGTAGGGTTAGTAAACTCGTTTTTAATGCGATCGCCTAAATCATTATAGAACTGTCTAGCTGTTGTTACTGGATCGTTTATCTCAAATTCCTTACGCTTTGGTAAAACGTAATCACTCATAGCTAACAAGCTATTAGGAGTCTGAGGTGTGAATCTATATGCCTGGGATGTTAAATCATACTCATCAAAGCTCACTCCATAACCAGCAGGGTCAGATCTAAATGCTGAGGTGTTTGTATGATAGCTTTCTGTTAGTTGTTTTGCTGTTCCAGCGACACGGGAATAATTAGCATAAGCGTTATCTAAAGCTCGTCTAGTTCCTACATTATCATCAGAAGCAATACCACTCATTGCTTGCTCTACTTGATTCCACTGTGATTGAACAGCTGGTATAAAACCTTCTAAGTAGTTTTCACCCGTCTGCTTATAATCTTTAATGTAGTTATAGGTAGCCGCTTTTTCTTTCTTCATTTGGTCTTGGCGTTGTTGCGCCAATCCAAGAAAGTCTGGTGTTTGAATTACAGTGCTTGGTACGAACTCCTCCATTATTTAAATCTTTTTGTCTTTAACAAATTGCGGAAGAACTTTGATTCTTTAGATATAGCTTTTGCTTGTTTTGGGTTCAAAACGTATTCCCCTCCTGTCATTTCTCCAATAACTTCTCCGTCCTGGATCATGTGTATAGGATTAGTATCATGACTAAACTCTCCTGGAGTTTGCATCATACCACCATATTTAAAGTTATTCATTTGGCTAATAGCTCTACGTGCTGCCTCTTCTTCCTCTAGAGTTAAATCCATCATAGGGCTTGAAGTGGGTCTGTACATTTCGGCAATACCAGCTGCATTAACACCACCTTCTAGAAGAGGGTCACCTACTTGAGGTATATTTGTTTCTTCCAGAGGATTTTTCATCTCAAAATCTAATGGGTCTTGTAAATCAGATCCAGATTTTTTGCTCTCATTTCTCATAGAAGCCCCATAACCAATAGTTCTTCCAATATCGCTTAGTCCACTAACAGTATTTTGAACACCTGCATTAATGGCATTTTGGAATCCTTGACGTTCAAGCATTTCACGCTGTGTATCTCTATTTATTTGTCTTTCAGAACCCATAGCAGAAGCGCCTAACGCAGACATAATATCTCTTTGCTGTTGTGCTAGTAACTGGTTTGTAGCTCCTGTTCCTGCATCAACAACCTTACCTATACCTCCAATAACAGCTCGTGAACCTGATCGCTGTAAAGCTTCTGTAGATGTAGATAACGCCTTGTTTATCTCGCTAATACGCTGCTGTACAGCTTGACCAGACTTAGCTTGTTTTAACATCTCGGCATATTCAGCCGGCTTCATGCGTGAAGCTTCTTGTACTCCAGCTAAACCAGCTTTACCAGCATTCTGCTGATACAAACCATAACCAGTCTTACCCAGACCGGCTACACCTTGAGCTACGAGAAGTGACATTGTAATTGGATCCATAGTGCAAATTTACGTATTTTAATTATGTGCCTTAGAATCTGTTACCACTGCGTTTACAGCATATAATTCTATAGGATTTGTATCTGTTTTTGTTAGTTTGATTTTAGCAAAGTAATCTCTTATCTGGTCACCCTCAATAGATGAATCTGCAACTAATACAACGACATCATCTTGCGCTAATCCAGATACATTTGCGTTACAAGTTAGTTGATTTGATCCAGAAATACTAGAAGCTGTTAAAGACAATGCTACAAGCTGCGTGTTATTTACCTTATATAAGAAAGAAGAAACACCCAGAGGAAAACTCATAGAGGATATATCATTCTTAAACGTAATGGTATTAGTCGATACACTATCTACAATTCCTAATCCAAAAAACTCATCTGTGCTTTTTGTTGTAGTGATATTATCTGTTCCGTTTCTGCTAGTAGTAGCTCCGTGTACATAGGCGTAGTAAAAACCTTCTTTCTCACCATAAGACGTATCATCTATAACAGCTGATTGATTAGTTGTAGAAATAGTTGTGTCCCACGCTGTGTTACCCTCCAAGGATAATGACTCATAAGTCTTTACGGCAGAAGGAGAGCTTTTAGAAATAACTTCAACTAAAGATTGAGCAGCTGAAGCTCCGTAAAACGTGTTTCTACTAGCTGTTTCGTTGTGCTCGTATAAGTAACCGTCTTTAAAAGTATGCAAGAAACCTCTTAGGCTAACAATAGACTCTGGTTCAAAACTATAGAATGTAGTGAATACGTTATTGTTTATAGAATACCCTAACGTAAATGAATCTTGACTACCACTTATTGCTGGTGTAGTAACAATATACTCTTTGTTGTCTTTGTCAATGCCACCAATAACCTTATGGCTAGTCTCATTTGAGACAGCGTTGAACTTCTTGTTTATAAAAGATGACATTGTCTTATCACTAATAGATGTTAATCCATTAGAAGATACAGCTACTAAGTCTCCGCTATTTACATCAGCAAAAAATATTTTACCGTTATAATGAGCTACGGACTCTGGATTATTCCCACACCCGTATTCACCAGTAAAGTATCTTTCATTTCCTAAAACATTTGTACTTAATGTAACTAAATCATCACCACTACCCGTCTGTATTACATTCTTACCAACAGCTAGTACACCAGCTCTACGCTCTTGTATAAAGAATAACGACTGGTTGTAACTAACAAGACTTTTTATTGAACCATGTTCTATGGCTAAATCTTTATAGTTCGCTAGTGATAAATTAAAAGATGATAGATTTAACTCAGAACCATCTGCTGAATAAAAATCAGAATAGGTTATAGATGCTTTTCTTTTTTGCTGTTTAGCATTATCGATTCTAGCAATAGGTCTACCAATAGAACTGCTTTCAGAATTAAAGAAATCGCTTACAGAGTAATCATCTATAAACCTAACAATTCCGTTATATCCAGGCATTTTTCTAAACCTTCCTTTTGATATTTGATCAGGAGCTGCAAACATAACTCTAGGTCGCATATATGCATCACCCTGTATTATCTCAATGACCTTGTCAGTGTTTGTAACTGTTCCAGCATACGCTACATCTAGTGTAAACGTAGAATCTGTTGTCTCTTCAGCAAAGAAATAATAAGTATTACCTTCTTTGTATACATTACCTACAGTAATACTAAAGCTACCAGAAGTTATAATATCTCCCTTAAATATTCTGTCTGTAGTAGTACCTTCAACATCACTACCGCTTTGTGAAGTAATTATAAAACTAGGAGTTGTTGTAACCCTGTCGTCTTCATGAGCTCCAGATACAACATCGTACTTAGTTCCGATTTCGTAGTATATACTTTCTTTATTCTCTTGATTATCATTATACACTTCTATAATGCAATCGTCAAACCATTTGCTATCGTTGTTTTCTAAATTTTTATAGGTAAATCCAGTAGCTTCTTGATTCTCCTCTATAATTAAAAATGATCCGGTTGTATAATTTACTGTGTCTGGAGTAGAACTATCAAGTATTGGGTTCGTATTGTAATCATCTACTAATATCTCATGACCTACAACTTTAAATATATTTAAATCTAAACTTGAAGACCCATATGATATTATCCTCATTTTATCTCCCTGTTTATAAGAATAACTTTTATCGGATCCGAAAGCTTTTACATAGCTATTATCTTTTTCAAAAAGAGTGTTTAATGATATATATATTCTTTTATTAGGAGTGCTAAATACTCCGGAGTTTTCATTAAACGGAATAAAACCACCACCTATTCCGTATATAAATTTACTAACAGATAAACCTTTACCAGTGTATACAGGAGCCCAACTATTAGCCCAAGTAGGTGGATCATGGGAGACTCTCATTACCACACTTGCAGATCCCTTCAAGTTGTCCTCATCAGCTCTATCAGCTAAGGAGTTTACATAAGTTCTTCCTAATTCTTGAACACCGCCACTTCTATTTCTATTATCATAATAAACAATACCTAGCTTGTGAGAAGATCCAGATTTGAATGTTTTACCTACATCTAAGTTTTTCAACAAAGGAGCTGTGAAATAAGACGTTCTGTTTGTTAATGTCATAACAAAATCAGTAGAAGGATCTGCATTGTCTAGGACTATTCTTCCAGACCTTATAATAAGTCTTTTTTTAGCATCTTCGTAAAAGCTATTTATATAGACATCTAGATACTCTGGATTAAAAATAAGAGTGCCCGCATTAGCGGTGCTAGTACATTTAAATGTTAAAGAGCCTTTTACCTCTCCGCTTTCAACCGTAAATAATGAAGATCCACTTGCGTTCATTACACGAATAGAGTCTCCGTCACCTAAAGGATAAAGCTTGACTTTAAAAAGATTGTTATGCATTAAAGCATAAATAGCATCTTTTAAATCTTGCTTACTATCTCCAGAAGAAATATTTATTTGTTCTCTAATAATAAGAGGCGATATACCAGATTGAATACCATTTTTTATTTTAGATATTGATTTTGTATCTACGTTTTTTCCATCTTCATCAGAAAAAAATATATCTGTGCTAACAGATAGATCGGCAAATCCACTATCAGATAAATTAATTTCATCAGCGTTAAGAACTATGTTTAAGTATAAAACTCTATCCTCTGTAAAAGTAGAAGGTAGTCCACTATAGTCTAATAAAACAGCGTAATTTGTTGATTGAGATAAGGAAACAGCTATAGAATTATCAACGTGTTTATAGTTGCTAATTAGTTCACTGGTTGTGTCAATATTCTCATACCCCTCTGTATAACCAGCATACATTAATCTACCTTCAACTATTTCCTGGCTGTCAGCTTTTAAAGGAACATTATCAAAAAGTTTGTTCTGTTCTGTAGACGAAACTAGTGAACCTCTTTTATCATCTGTGAAATTTATAGTTACAGCATTACTATTATGAAGATTTGTCTTTTCTTCTATTTCAAAAAATGGACCAGCGTTACCTTCCCTTGCGTATACAACTATTTTATCTACATCAGCTACACTATTTTTAACAAAAATATTTATCTGGTTGTAAAAATTTTTAGCAGACTCTGTTATAAAGCCATCTCTTAACTGTGTTATAGAAGAGGTTAACGAGCTGTATGGAGATAATGCTGAATGCTCTCCATCGTCATATACATACTTGTAAGCAAACTGATACACCTTGTTAAAGATTCTATTTTCTTTTAGCGCTGAGTTGTTTACAATATTATATGTAGGAGGGTCTAAAGGCGGCTGTTTAGCAACAGTTAAGAAAAGTAACTTCTCTTCATCAGTACCTGTAGTAAATTTTGAAGGGTAGTTACCAGCTATAGCCTTGGTTACATTAATCTTCTTTGGATCTGATTCACTATCATTAAAGAATAAAAGTATATCGCCTGTGTTAGACTCTATGATATCACCCTTTACAAAAGAATCAGCTGTAAATCCTAACACGGAATCCTGATAAACCCTTGTAGAGGATCCTGTAGAAGACTTGTACTGGTATATTGAGTGGCTGTTATTGCTGTTATATATAAAGAATATAATAACGCCTAACTGCTCATGAGAAACAGAACCTACAACTTTGCTAGTTCCAGAAGCTGGAGCTATGTTAAAGCTTTTTGCAACATTACCATAAGCGTTTTTAATAACAATACCATCGCCATCGTCTTCAGTAGATATACGCAAGTTTAATGCGTCTGTCATCTCTACGTTCTTTACGAGACGTTCATCGCTATCTTTATTTAGATACCTTGGGGTTAGCTTATCTATAGCCATAATTAATATTTAGGCGACTGTCTGAAATTCTTTCTAATCGTTGCTAATGCATCCTGCTTACCAAATGACTTCATTCGTGCATTAGACTTTCTACGCTCATTGTAATACTCTTGTCTTGCTCTAGACTTCTCTACAGCAGGTACATTACTCTTACGCTCTATGAGCTTGTAGTATATGTAAGCTCTTACTGTTTCTTCAGCAAACTTATGTACACTAGGTGATGTAGATAAAGCCTCGTCAGCTATGTACTCTATAGCTACTGTAGCGGATCCTACATTTGTTGAAAGCTCAATTCTGTTTTGGTCAAAGTTTACCCGGTATTCTCCAGCACCTTTACCACCGCCCATACCATACAGGCGACCTTGTGATCCATTAGCAATATAGTTTCTGTATACCTCTGAATCAAAAGCACTGTAGTTAGGAATAACGTCCTTACCTCTATTAGATATAAGGTTAATGTTTCTGTTTTCTATAAACTGATAAACAAGACCATCACCACCTATAACGCCTAGCTTTAACAAGCCTACAAAATCTGTAGGCAAAGTAACTGTTCCTTTTGTTTGGTCTACTGTTAGCTCTGCTGCTTTTACTTTTAGACCCATGTCAAAACCAATCTCACGTACTCCCCTAAGAGCAAAGTTTCTTACAACAACCTCTGGAGCATTGCTTGTATAGTCATCATACCCCATGGTTAACATGAAGTCGTTGACAATCTGATCTATTGATACGGTTTCTAACGACATTATTTATTCTCTTCTTTCTGTTTCTCTACCGTTGCGTATTGAGCGACAGCAGAATCACGTAGGTTAATACCAATAAGCTGGGCTATTTCTACAACCAAGTCTCCAAAGAAATGCTCTGGTAGCTCAAAGTCTATACTGTTTGTAGCATCAAATATCTCAACACCAGGAACAGTAGATATGTACCCAAACTTAGGCTGGGCTGTTGTCTTTGCTGTGGTTGTTGGATTTAAACCTTGGGGTAGCTTGTAGTATCTTAGCTCAATCTTTTTAATAGTAGTTGGAAATACTTCTATATCATCACCAATTAAAGCTATTGGAGAAGTTTCACTTGGGTTAGACAGGTCACTCATTAGAGCACGATCAATATCTTCTTGATTATGCATCAGTTGTATGTTTGTACCTACACTAGATCCAAATACATATGTACTGTTTGTAGTCATTGAAGAAACTCTAGCTAAGTCACTAGGCTTAGAGAATACTCCGTTTGCCTGAGTTAACTTTTGCTTCTTCTGAAATACAGATAAATCCTCATCTATATTTTTAGTCTTGCCTAAACTTTTACCTGGGTCAATGCCAGCTCTACGGAAACGCATTGCATTTCTATGCTCGTCAAACAATCTGTTAAAGATGTTCATCTGAGCTAAACCAGCAAAACTATTGAATACAGCTGGAGATACAAATCCCTTCTGATCTTTGTTGACCAGGTCTTTTAATGCTGTATATACTCTGTTTACACTTGCCATCTGATTGATATTAGATACTACAAATATACGAAAAGAAAAGGGGCTGCTTTTGGCAACCCCTTTGCTTAACATTCTATGTAACAGAAAATTAGATATTGTTTAGCTGTTCTACAACTTGGTCGTAAACTGCGGCTCCTTTCTCAGTCATGAAGAAGCGGACAGCAACGTCAGTAGGACTGCTACCCGGAGGGCAAGATACAATTAATCTATTGTTGTCAAACCAGTAAACACCGTTTTCCGTAAGACTGAGAATCTGAAACTCTCCAGCTTGCATAACAGCAGAGCGACACATGACCTCTGGGTTGTCAAACATCTTGATAAACTTCTCTGGGTTTATCTTAGCGTCTCTAAGCAATTCTCGCTTGATCTCAGCGTTCTTCTGGTTCACATTGATACCATACGATAATGCAACCGGTAAGAGGTCTTGAATGTCTTTATTTTTAATCAGAGAGATAGCCTCATGTAAATCAAACTCACGGTCTAATTCTTCTTCAGCTGTCTTTGATTTATCGATTAACTTAAAAACACCACCACCATTAGAGACATTGTCTGGGTGCATGTTTAAAAAGTTAATTAGGTTCGGGTTTGTAAATTCAACAGCTAACATCTTATCTCTAAAAATTACATGCTCTCTTCTAGCGTATTGACTTTGTTCATCACGATAAATTGTCTTTTCGTTAGGACAATATCTTAATGCTGTAGTTACCTGCTTTACTGGATCGTAAACAGTAACCTCAGATTTAATTCTACAAACGATACCACCACCGTTTATAATCTCGTAGAATCTTGTGGTTTGTGGATTGAATACCTGTTTAACAGAATAGTCTACAGGTTTTGCTGTTGGTAATGCTTCTGGTGCAGCCTCTCTTTTAGGACGACCAGGTGATTTTTTAGCTGTCGTATTAGCCATTGTATTGAATATTAAATTAAAAAAAAATAAAAGGAGAGAGCCCTAAGGCTCCCTCCTATGTATTGTGCTCTTATGAGCGGATCAAAACATGCTGGTTAGCTGCACGAGTAACCAAGTTACATTCTGAACGGTAGTTGAATTGCAAGCTATCGTCATTAGTGTTAGTAACACCAAGGATAGAACCTGTCATCCAGTGCTCCATTTCACGAGAGTAACCATCAACTGCTTTGTAGTTCATCTCTAGAGCTGCTGCACGAGAACCGCTTTTAGGATCAATTACAGAAGTCAAAGGAATCATTACACCCTTGAAGTCAGAACCACCTAACAATGTTGGGTCGTTAAGCAACTTCCAAGACTTATTGTGGAATGTGTAACCACCACGTCCGAATGACTTGAATCCAAGTCGTACAGCTTGGTCAGCATTAGAAAATGCGCCAAATGCAGCAGAACCAGTAGTTGGACCACCAGAAGCAAATCCAGAAGCACCATTCAATGAAGCTACCATGTCATCAATTGCCAACATCTGAGCAGTGTTACCGTAGATAGCGTATTCTGGAGCAGCTCCTTGCTTATCTAATTCAGTAACGATTGCATCAAGCTCAGTTAATGTGTTAACCACACCACCAGTTTCAACAATACCACGATCTTCAATTGCAGCGAAGTATCCTTCAGAACCGTTTACAGAGTAATCTCCGATGGTTACATCAGTAGCTTTTTTCTGACCTAACAACATCATCATCTCACGCTTGTCTAAGAAACGCTGACGAGTATCCATCTCACCTTTGATGTACCAACGGTAGTCACCGTTACCAAGGTTGATGTAGCCAATGTTCGTAGCTTGAGAACCAGTTACCTTGAATGTTTCTTTCAAGATGCTGTATGGATTCTCACGTAATACAACGTTGCTTTCCAAGTATTCTGTTGGTTGGCTTGAACCTTGTCCGTACAAGTTACCAATGATAGCTGCATCAACAGCACCAGAAGTTGGGTTAGAAGCAGTGCTTCCCATATTGACTACAGTCAAGTTGCGAGAAGTAACTGGGCTACCTACATCAGCAATAGCTGTTACCAAGTAACGATCAGTTCCAACTAATAATACATCGTTTACACGAGTAAAGATTTTCTCATCAGCTACAGTAACTGCAATTTTACCACCAGCGATCCAGTCACCAGTTTGACGTGCGTGAAGACGAGCTTCTTCCCACCACTGAACTTTGTCAGCTGTTCCAGCAGATTTAACTGCTCCTGTCATTTGCAAGAAACCTGTGATACCTTGATCACCGTAAGTTTTTGCTAACGCCTCACGAATATCGGGGCGGTTTACTTCATCAATAAAGTCACCTAAAGAAGTGTACTTTGCTGGGTCTAAGCGCTTAAATGCGCTTTGTACGCCACCACTAACGGATGGCTGACTTGCTTTTAAACTCATTATTTAAAGTTTTTATGTTTTAGAAAAATTTCAAAGTTTTATCTACACCCAACGCATCTAAGAGTTGCTGTGAGACATTGTCTGTAGGTTGTGCCGTACCTACTGCCGGTGCTTCTGACTTAACATTTGCCGCCTCGTTAACGACTCTACGCTGTCCGTCACTCATACCTTGCTGATACAATGATTTTGCTATCGCATCAATGTTATCAATCAGCGTTTGATGAATGTTGAACTTATCGTAGTCCCATTGTCCTTCTTGGCTAATGTACTGGTCAAAGAACGATTCAATGTTGCGGTTCTTGTCAATCAATTGATTTCTGTAAGAATCATTAATACCGAACTCAAACTCCTTACCATCTGCTAACTCAAAAGTAACAGCATCTAGGTTGTTGGTTTGTTCTTGCATATTCTGAATCCAACGGTCGTCAATAGGTGACTGAACAGCTTCATCTTTTTGTTTTGCTGGAGCAGTAAATTGAGAACGAATCTGATCAATTCCTGTTCTAGCTTTATCAGCATCAATCTTCAATTGTAGCTTGCTAAGTTTAACCTCATCTTCTGAGTGATAATCTTCGTCAAGTTTATACTTTGAGCCTACAAGCATATCAATCTCCTCACCACTAAGGTTTGGATATTCGTTTGACATAGATACACGAATGGCTGTCATATCATCCATTTCGGACGGATTTAAAGCCTGGTATCTAAACCAATCTTCTGGGTTGCGACCTGTCTGCTCTACAAAGTCTGCGATAACCTTAACTCGCTCGTCAATTGTAGATTCTTGTTGCTGTTGTGTTTGTTGTAGAAAAGCTGACAATTGATCAAGACTCTCTATCTCTAAGCCAAGCTTTTCGCTGACGTAACGAGATACAGCAGACTCATCAAGAGATGGCTCTTCTGCAACGGGTGTTTCTGTATTTAAAGAACTTTCGCCAGTAGGCTCTACTACCGGCTCAGTAGCTTGCTCCTCTGCAACTGGCTCAGATTGTTGAACAGGCTCCTGTTCTACTTGCTGTTCCTCAGCTGCTGGGGCACTACTTAAATCTATATCAAAGCTATCTGGCACTGGTGGAGGAGCAGACTCTGTTCCTTCTGGCATTGTATCAGAAAAGCTAAACCCGGCATCGCCAAGTTGATTTTCAATTTCAGCTTCTTGTTTATTTTCCATGTTCATTAAATTTAATTATGTTACAAAATTAACACTTTTATCAATATGTAATTTAGTCCTTGTCTGTTGCGTACTTGACACCCATTATCGTACCAACAATACTAAATGCGTTTGTAAGCAGTATACCAAACATATTGGACCAAGTACTTCCTATAATTTGTGTATCTGTACCAGAGGTCATAGCCCAAGCATACATAACGGTAGTTAGCACTCCAACACCTACAATTACATACAGAGCGACTTTAACAATAGTTCCTATTAGTTCAAACTGAGTGCGCTTCTGCATCATATCTAGATCTTCTACAGCTTCATCACGCAACCTCTCGGCTTCATTCTTTTCGTTTTGTAGCTCTATGACAAGTGCTCCTTTTATTACTGCTGCTTCCTCCAGTTCTTTATTTTGTTTCTGAACCTGTTTGGTTATATCTAAGCGTTTTCTTCTCTGTGCTAAATCTCTTCTTTTACACTCCTCTATATAAGCCTTTACCTCCTCATCAGAAGTATCTCCCAACAGCTTTACAAAGTTTCCTTCTATGTAAACTTTTTTCTTTGCTGCCTTTTGGATGGCTTGCTTTATAGTGTCCTTAGAGCTTATCATCTATAAACCTTAAACGGATTTGTTTTACTTACGTAACCTTCGTAGTCTTTGTGGAATTCCTCAAGTCGTGGTTCTATGTCATCAGACTTAATAATCCAGAACTGAGCGCCTACAGCTTTAGCTTTATCAATCTCTTCTTGGTCGGAGCTACTCGATATAATTCCTATAACACATCCGTTTCCGTATTCTGTATTTATCTTTCGTATCATCTCGATACCATCAAAAGAAGAGCCAATGATGTTTAAGTCTACGAATACACATTGTGGACGCTCGTGGTCTGGGTCGTCTGGAAACCAAGCTTTAAATTTTCTGTCAGCCTCATCAGAGCTGTCTAATGACTCTATAGATAGAGCAATGTCCAACATAGAACAAGCATCTTCAAACACAAGGTGGAAGAGGTTTTCATCGTCTATGAGCATTAATGTGTCAATCATAACTTTATATATATTTTTGTACCGTTACCTGTTTTTTTAGCAGACACGCTGTATCCGTGTTCTTTTAGAATCTCTATAGAAATGTTTAAACCAAGTCCAGTCCCAGCTTCTTTCTGGTTTTCTTTTCTGGTGTAAGGCTTCGATAGGATTATAAACTCTTCAGCTGTTAAGCCTCTGCCGTTGTCTTCTACAACAAGATAAGAACCTGTATGGTAACTGCCTTCGTGGTATATTTTTACCCACTTAGTTCCACTGTCGTTGTATTTTAATCCATTCCTAATAAAGTTATCTAACGCAGTACAAAACAATGCCTCATTAACATCTAATACGTCTGGTAAGTTATCTGATAATACTACTTGATTTTTGTAAGCAGTGAGCTTTAAGTAGTCTGTTAGTATTTCTATTATGTTGTGCGGAGATTTGTTTAGCTGTGCATTCTCTTTTACTAAGTTGGTAAACTCATACACGCCAGCATACACCTTCTGAGCGTGGTGTAAGCCGTCTTTAATAAGTTTTAAAGGTGCGCTAATACGCAAGTCTTTAATGTTCTTATCTGTAAGCCTACGGTTCAGTGATTTGATACCTCTTGGTAAGTAGGTATTGATACCGCTATGCATATCGTGACGTATAATTTTAGCAGCGTGTTCTAAGTAGATATTTTTTTTACTTAGGTCGTCTTTAATTTTAGCCTTGTTTTGCAAGAACTCTTGTACCACCATAAAGAAAGGTGGCATAAAGGCTATTACAGATAGCCATTCAAAGTAATGTGTAAATGTGGAGTGATGTATGTATTTAAATACTACGAGAGTCTTAAATACAAAAAAGGTTAGCATAATTAGTATGGAGCAAATCAAGCATACAATTGACCTTTTTGAGATGCCGTCAAGAGCATTCATTACAATTCTGTGTTGCGGAATCCTATTTTTTCAAAGAACCATTTGCTTGGACAAAACTTAGTCCACACCCCTACGTTAAGCATAGCGATTACAAAGACAACAACCCACCAAGACTGAAGGGTTAATCCTAAAAACAAAACAGCAGACATTAATAAGTATACTGCTCTAACTGAAGTCCATTTGTGTATCATTCGTCTATATTTTTGCGTAGAAAGTACCAACGCTGTGCTGTGTATCCTATTGATATTATTAATAACAACAGCTTTAGTGTTGTTTCTATTTGTGACATACTTACAGTAAATGTAGTAGCGTTGAGTATTAGTAGTCTGATATCGGTTTCGTTCATTACCATTTAACCTTATTAGCCCAGTATGCTGCGGACATTTTACCTTTAGCTATATTCTTGCGATGACGTGCTTTAAATGATGCACGTTTCTTCTTCATACGATCTGACTCACCAGACTTAGGCTTACCAGCAGTGCTTGCGCCTTGCTCTCCAAAACGTATAGTCTTAACCTTATCTCCGACTTTAGCCACTACAACGTGTGACTTTTTAGGGTGGCTAGGTGTACGCTTAGGCTTATTGTAACCAGATACCCCTGCACTTTTCAAACGTGAGTCTTTCTTCTTCGCTTTCATTTAGCAAAGATATAAAAAAAGAGGGCTACATTTCTGTAACCCTCTCGTAATCAGTATAGTGTAAGCGAGTCTTACTCTTCTACCGTTTCAGCTTCTTCTACTACCTCTTCGTACTCACCTGTGGTAAGGTCAACAGTAATAGATCCGTACTTATCTTCAAGCTCTTTTTGAGCAGCACCCATAGCTTCCTCCATAGAGTTAACTTGTAGCTGTGCTTTGTATGCTTGATTAGTTACATCACCAAGGATAGTTTTCGCTTGGTTAAGATTAGAAACAGCAGTTTGTACTGCTTTCAATTCTTCTTCGGTAAGTTTAGCCTTGTTAGCCATAATCTTTAAATATTTAAGTTAATTAACTTATACAAAGATAATGCAAATATCTAATCAACTGACTATTCGGCAGTCGGTTCTTCAGCAGGAGCTTCAACAGGTTCTACAGCTTCTGCAATTGTAAGAGTTACAGACGAAGGTACTGCCAATTCTGCAATTTGAGAATCTAAAGAAACCTCTAGTTCAGTTACACGTTCTGCACCTAACGCTGCTTGAGTCCAAGCAATCATATCCTCGTGAGTTACTGCATCAAAAGCTGTAAAGCCTGAGAGGTCAGCTGTCTCTAGAGTTTGTGTACCAATAGAGGTAGCGCTATGCGTTCCGTCTGTTCCTGTTACACGCCAGTGTACATTGTAAACTACTTGAGATTCGGTTACTCCGTTCTCGTCTGTGTGTGTTGGGTACGCATCTACTGTGCGACAGTCCCAAGAATAAGTGTTTGCCATTTATAAATGTTTTTGTTATAACGTTACAAAGATAATAATTTATAAGGATACTACAGACTGACTATTAGCAGAAGCAAAGTCATAGTTCCCGCTGTCATCAGCAGCATTAACAGAAGGTACAGACTCAGAGGTATCTCCAAAGATTAGATTTGATGTTACACCTGCGTCTGATGCAGATATAGGGTCACCACTATTATACATAGATGTAATATTAGCAGCTGTAGGTATGCTATCCCACATATGCATATACATGTAGTCAGCAATTCTACTACCACCAGTGTTGTGGTCGTTACCACAGAATGTAAGCTCGTCTAAAGACATTGTGTCTTTAGCCCCTGTGCTTGTCGCAGCTGTTGAAGTAAGCTCTACGTTGTTCCAGTAAATTTTAAAAGCATTTGTAGGGCTTTGTTCTGGGGCGTTGTAAGTTAAAAACAGATGTACAAATCCGTCTGAGTTTGCATTACCTCTGTTAGAAGCAGTCCAATTGTTAGAACTACTCGTTCCTGTTCCTGTTGCTGAGTTATTGTCGTGCAAGGCAAGCTGTCTATCAAAGTTTTGAGAATCGCTTCTGTATCTTGCTATAAATCTGTTTAAGCCGTAGTCGTATTGAAGGAAGAATCGGTTTGCTGTTGACGTTGTACCAGAAGGTGTTAAATCAAAAATTATTAAGTTTAAATCTGTAGCAGTCCATTGCGGTCTAATCCATAATGACATAGCAAAACTTTCTTCAGCAGTCTGTAGTGGTTTGTCTGTAGCAGAGTCCCACTTAATATCATTACTCAAATCCCAGTAATATTTAGCGGCAGAGAATCCGTAGAACTCAGACATTGCATCTGGTACACTTAGATTAGCGGCAGCAGATAACGCCCTCAAGCTGTTGCTTGAAGACCCTAACTCTGCTTTTATTTCTGATATTTTTATTTGTCCACTACTTTGTAATGCCATCTAATCTATCTTTTAGTTCATTAACCTGAGCTTGTAACTCTTTGTTGGACTCAATAAGTAAACCAACTAGTTTAGCGTAGTCTACTCGTTTAGCTGTTGTTCCGTCTAGTAGCTGACCTTCGCTTACTACCTCTGGTACAACCTCTTCAACCTCTTGAGCAATCAAACCTATATCACGCTGTCCTTTGCGCTTACCGTGATCCCAAGTGTAAGATACACCACGCAACTTAGAAACCTTCTCAGAAGCGTTCTCAATAGTCTCTATGTCCGTCTTTAATCTGCGGTCAGAGTTTGTAACAGTAGAGAAAGCAACAACATCACCGTCTACATCAAGAGTACCGTTGTTTGCAAGGCGCATATCTAACACACCATCCAAGTACCAAGCGTGGTTTGTAGTGTTGACTACATACTTGTCATCTGCATCACGACCTATCGTATGCACATCTGAAGACAAGTCAGCCTCTATAGAGAATGAAGTTCCAGTTAAATCTAAACCAGCTCCTGCTGTATACTGCGTATCTGTATCGCTGCAATCAATTGTAATAGTACCACCGCTTTTAGTTACGGTAACATCACCGCTTCCTGCAAGAGTTATATTTCCAGTAGATAAATCTCCAGATACACCTACACTTGTTACAGTATTTGTAGGTACTGTCCATCCAGCATCTCCGTTTAGGAATTTAGAAGCATCAGCTGAAGTTCCGTCTGGCACAAGACCTTCACCATCACCAGCAAAGGTAATTATGTCTGCTGGTTGTAACGCTGAATCAGCAGTAGCCCCTTGAGTCGCACTTGCAAAGTCACCTGTATCTGCCGCAGCAGCTGTACCAAGTGTAGGTAGGTTAGTTATATCAGCATCGTAATCAATCTGCCCTAACGTAATCTCTTGACCACTTATAGAAAGGTAATCGTAAGAGCTGGTATCTAAAGTTACATCGGTACTATTATCTGTACCTACAGGATCAAAATCAGTACCGCTTGCAGGTATAGAAGTATCACCGGCTAAAGCTGTTGTTGCTGTAGTTCCTATCTGTAGTGCATCAGTAATTCCATAACCAGCTATTGTAGTTGGTGTGGTTGTTAAGTCTGAGAATGCTACGGATGTTAGGTAGGTATTAGTATCTGAAGATATATTACCATTTGCGTCTGTTACTAGGAAGCCTGCTCCGTACTGTGGGAACTGTATAGCCCCGTTGTACTTCAGAGAAATAGCGCTAATGTAGTTTTGATTTACATCAGTAGTTTCAAAAGTTAGTCCAGCTCCTCTATTTGATGCAGAGTCAGCATCTATAACACTACGTATTCTAGCTGAGGTCAGCATTCCGTAGGTGTAGGTTCTGTTCTTAAATACAATACCACCACCGAAACCAGTATAAGGTAGTGTACCACTTTCTGCTTCTATTGTCAATACATTAAACGGAGAGGTTCTGTTTGAACTACCATCAACACTATCTATGTGTAGTTTTGTAGAAGGACTAGTAGTTCCAATTCCTACGTTACCTGTATTTTGCCAAACACCTAAACTAGAAGCTGCGTTGTTTAAAAAGTTTAAATTCCCTGAATCATCTATGCCTAAATAAAAGTCACTACCTCTGGAAAATTTTAAACTAGCTGCACTTGCTCTGTTTAAAGTTAAAATACTATTTACTCTTGCTTCTCCGTTTACATCCAATTTCTTACCAGGATTAGTCGTCCCAATACCTACGTTGCCATTCTGCAAAATAACCATCCTAGGACCGTTTATCCCGCTTCCAGAGGGCTTAGTAAAGAATCTTAAATCTCCACCACTAAGTGCATCATTTGTACCGTGTTTGTGTAGAATAGCATCAATCCCCGCTACGTGTACGTGAGCATCTGCTTGACCGACTGTGTTGTTAAAGTATATCCCACCTATTTGGTCATCATCTGTGGTTGTACTGCTTTCTAACATTATAAAAGAACCTGAACTGTCCTTTACTGTTAAGAATCTACCACCACTATCTGGTTTAAAATAAGTCCCAGTATTTATATTGTCGTCTGGAGTATCAGTACCAATCCCTACATTACCGTATGTAGTAATTCTAAATGTTTCTACAAAACTCCCACCAACTCTGTTCTGAATGGCAAAGTCTGCATTACTAAAGTTTCCTTGACGTGCTATAGCATTAAGGACTACTACACCCGTAGTTTGTCCTGACCAACCGGTTGCATTAAGACTGATTGCAGCTACCTGACCTGCTGTATTGCTACTGTTCTTTCTAGATACACTAATCTCAGAAGCGTTGATTGTAGGGTCATATGTAGCAGTATCGCTTGTTTCTACAGATAGCCTTTTAGCAGGACCAGTAGTGCCAATACCAACGTTGCCCGCATTTGTAATACGCATCTTTTCTGAATTACCAGAATTAAATCTGATATATGCGTTATTGTCACCGATAAAAACAGGCTTTGTTAAATTTTGACCATTACCTGTTGCGTAGTAATATGCACTACCATCTTGTCCTGCTAATATCTCATCGTCACCGCCAAATATATATGAAGCAGCTGCGCTAAAATGAAGATTGTCACTCAAAGGTTTTGTTGAACCAGCTGAAATTGGTAAGGCATTGTCAGCCTTTGTTCCTTGAGCAGCAGTTGCAAAGTCAGTAGAAGCAGTTGCAGCTGCAGTTCCTAATGTTGGCAGCCCAGTCAAAGAAGTATATGCACCATCAAAAGTATTCACTGTATCTGTAAACACAGCATTAGCAGGCACAGCAGTCTTAACATTATCAAACGCCCAATCAGAACTTATAGCTGTTGTGGTAGCACCATCTGTAGGAGTACTGCTTATAGCACGTTGCGATGTTATGTATCCAGCTGATCCGTGATTGCCCCAGCCGTAAGCTGTGTTCCAGTTAGTAGAGTTTCCTCCAGTGGCTGTTATAGTTCCAGAGAAAGTAGCGTTTTGATTTCTATCTAACCTTAATGCAAGACTTGGAGAATTAGCTCCAGCAGAGTCTGTGTAAAACTCTAAATAACCATCAGCAGTATTACCTACAGTGTCAGTTCCTCCTTTTATTGCTGCTCTTGTGGTTTTAATGTAATTACTTCCATCGTAATAATTGTCGGTAAACGTAATTATAGAACCCTTTTGGTCTGTATTAGATTCCCAACTATTGTATAAATCTAAATGAGCATTTGAATGACTAAACGAACCTTGACTTACACTTGAAGAAACTTTCTGAATAGTTAACTTTCCAGCCATTGTATCATCAGCAGTTGCTGAAACAAAGTCTGTTGATGCCGAAGTAGCAGCCGTACCCAGCCCTAGGTTAGTACGACCATTAGCTTGTTGAGTTGCGTTTAGACCTTGAGCATTAGTATCAATACGTAATCTATTACCCAATGCTGTAGTCATTGTAGTACTAAAGTTAGCATCGTCACCTAATGCAGCTGCAAGCTCATTAAGCGTGTCTAACGTACCTGGAGCAGAGTCAACAAGGTTTGATACCGCAGTTTGTACAAAAGCTGTTGTAGCAAGCTGTGTGTTGTTTGTAGTAGATCCTGCTGTTGGTGCTGTTGGTGTACCGGTTAAAGCAGGTGAAGCTAAAGGTGCATATCCTTCAGTAGAATGGTCACCCCATCCGTGTGCAGTATCTGCTTTAGTTCCTTGTGCTGCAGTTGCAAAAGCTGTTGCTTCTAATCCATCTAGTAAGTCAGCATCTAATCCGCTACCAGTACCATCATTTCCACTGTGCCACCAAGACTTAGGAACAATAGTTACACTATTAGTTACTCCGGTTGTTGGTTTAGCAGAGTTGCTTGTTTGAGTTATTCTTCTATCACTGTACAGTCCAGAATACAATTCAAACGTTAATGTATTAAAATCGCTTACCTGCTCCATCCAAAAGTAAACGTATCCATTGTAATGAAAAACATCTACCTCTAATTCTGGATGAGTTGAAATGCCGTAGTTTCTAATAAATGTTCCACTACTGGTGTAGTTATAACACTGATATTGAGCTTTTAAAGGAGTACCGTTTGAATATGTATTTCCGCTAACTTCTAACTGAATCATATTATTGTCAGAAGTAGCGATATTAGTAGCTATAAGAATTCCGTTGCTATAAGAATATACCGGAATTGTTCTATGGTATCCGTAAGTAGAAATACCACTTCTACCCATAATAACACCCGAAACATCAAGTTTATGATTTGGTGCAGTAGTACCAATACCTATGTTGCCTGCGCTGGTGATGCGTAAGCGTTCTACAGCGTTTGTATAAATACTAAAAAATCCACCAAATGCTGCCGGATTATTCCATAGTCTCAATTCTCCTCCTTGAGGCTCCCATTTTAAGTAACTATATTCCGTAGAGTCGCCCGCAGTTGCTCCAAAAACATAACCCCTAAAAGTTGCAGCAGTCTCATTAGAAACCCTATAATTTCCATTGCTTGCGTGTACTAAACTTACAGGCGCTGTCGTCCCGATACCAACGTTGCCAGAAGCGTCTATCATCATTCTCTGGTTACTTTCTCCATTTGTAAACAAACGCACTTCGTTTCCGTACATTTGAATAGCAGCTTCTACGTTTTGAGAACTATCTGTTGTTTTTATCCACCCATTAGCAGTTGAACCCTGACGGTTAAACTCTAGTGTTGGTGCAGTTGGGTCAGAGATGGTAAACTGTGAAGTCGGACTAGCAGTTCCAATACCTACGTTACCTGCTGAAGTAATACGCATTCTTTCAGTAGCGTTAGTATCAAATGTAATATTCGCTGCCTCTAACGCACGAAATTCAAAATCTCCTGTTCCTCTATGATTTATTTGAGAAGAGGCGTTTGCTCCAGAGTTTCCTCTGATTACTCTTAACCCATAATCGGTGTATGTTGTGTCTCCAATTAAATCTAAGTAAGCATAGCCGCTATCTGTCCTAGATACACCTACGTTAATTGCTGCATCAGCAGTGCTTACCCCATAGTTTACTTCTAATGCCCCCTGTAGTCTAGCCGCACCGTTTACGTGCAAGGGATGGGCTGGACTAGTAGTCCCAATACCTACGTTGCCGTTATTAATGATACGCATCCTTTCAGACCCAGCTACTTTAAAAGTCATATCATCAGTAGGATGATTATATGAAATATACCCACGTTGAGCATCATTTTCATCTCCAAAGAAAATATATCCAGAAGTGGATGATGTTGTTAATATACCTAATCCAGTTGCTGAGTTATGTTCTAATACTAAGTGTTGTTGAGATATAGGAGTAGCACCAGAATCATTTATCTTTATATGCAACTTAGCTGCTGGACTAGTAGTTCCAATACCTACGTTGCCTGCAGTAAATGTTGATGTACCATCAGCTGCTAATGTTAAGATTTTAGTACCGTCTGGGGTTACATTATAATCTGAAGCATCGTTTGTATTGTTTACGTAGAACTGAAAATACCCGGCTGTGCCTGTTCTACCAGCTATAATCTTATTAGCTCCGTTATTACCTAATTGTAGCCTGACCATCTAAATGAACCGTGGTAGTTTTCATTAGTATCATACCTAGCTTTAAATGCATCGTTAGCGTTTATACCAATATCTCCATCTACGTGCAGTTTGTAAGAAGGACTAGTAGTTCCAATACCAACGTTGCCGTCTGCGGCAATACGCATAAATTCGGATGAGTTATTAGAAAAAGAATACCCAGCTGCAGTGTTGTCGCTAGTAAACTCGTGTACAGCTCCCGATAAGCTTGGCTTTATTATTAAAGTCCTCCCTAATGAGTCATCGGTTATATGAATACCGCCACCGCTAAGCACCTCTAACTTAGCTGCTGGACTAGCAGTTCCAATACCTAGTTTACCGTCCTTTACGTATACCTGATCGTTGTGATTAAACGTGATTGCCATATCTTATTTTATAAAGCTGTTACTGTTATTGTTGTTGGTGAACCACCCAAGAAGACGGTTGTTGCAATGTCTGCGTTGACAGTTGTGGAGTTGTTTGTGATGGTACAAATGATTTTGTTGTTATTTGCCGCTCCACCACCTGCTTCTGTTGCAAAACTTACATCAAAGTCGTGACCTCCAAAAGCGCCTGTGTCTACCACTTTAAAGAACACAGGGTCAATTCCGTGAGAATGTACCACTTCAAATGTTTTAGCTACAGAATAAGAACTTGTACTACACACAAAGGTGACTCTAAATGCCTGCGCACCGTGTTGATTAGATATGCTAAAGATGTCTTCTGAAGCACTAGCATTGACTGTATCATTAAAGGTGTAGATACCTGCCTCATTGCCTCCGATGAAGCTGTTAGCTTTTACATTACCGTCTACCTCAAGCTTTTCAGAAGGCGATGTTGTCCCAATACCAACGTTACCTGATGTTTTTAGAACCATAAGGTGCGTTGAACCCGCTCTAAAATTCACATCTGTTCCCGAACTACTAGACACGAATTCACCAGCACCAGAAATAAACTGCCCACCGGCTTGTATCGCTCCATTAGTGTTAATAGTAGCTAATCCAGCATTGCCTTGAACATCTAGCTTATAAGAAGGACTAGTAGTCCCAATACCTACGTTGCCTGATGATTTTACTATAAATAAATCTGTGCCTGTATCTATTCCTGTGCTATTTACTCTAAATGAACCCCCAGACCCATTAGATATTCCTACAGCAACATCTCCGGGATTAGTAGCGTGAGAGTGACCGTACATATTTATAGCACCACCATAACCTGCGCTACCTCCTCCTGCTTGTATTCTTAAAGTTCCAGCATATGTATTAGTTTCATTTAATAAAATCCACCTATTTCCGGTACCATTACCACTAAGACCTATATTTCCATTAACATCAAGTTTTTGTTGTGGGCTAGTAGTACCAATACCTACGTTGCCCGATTGTAATAAGGTAAAAGCGTCACCGGCAGCTGGAGTATATATCCTGAAATCCTCTGTACTAGTTGGTCTATACATCACTATCTTCTCAGAACCTGCTGAGTTAAATTGTATAGCCGTTTGAGCTGTTGCTATATTATCTAATACAAGCCTACCTCCATAAACGTGAAGTTTTCCGTTTGGTGATGTAGTACCAATACCAACATTACCTGCGCTAGTAATGCGCATACGTTCGGTATTATTGGTTCCAAAAATTGTAGAACCGTTTTGCCAATTCCATAAATAACCATCATTATCACTTAATGCTAATTGAAATCCTTTATTGTAAGCAGTTCCACTTGTTGAATTTTGTAGGTGTAGTCTTGGAGTACTGGTTTGATAAACTGCTAACTCAACATTTGGACTAGTAGTTCCAATACCTACGTCAGTCCCATTATCATAAATAACAGAATTAGCAATTGTATCAGTATCACTCCACTTAGCAATATAATTAGTAGTACCGCTACCGTCTACACCTTGAATCTCAGATAAGCTTACCCAATCTGTTCCTGTAGCTGTAGAAGAAAGAACTTGACCTGATGTACCTGCTGAGTTATTTGAGTCGTAGTATGCTCCGGTGATACGGACATCTCCGTCTACGTGTAATTTAGCAGAAGGACTTGTAGTCCCAATACCTACGTTACCAGTACCAGTAATACGGAATCTTTCTGTGCTTCCGTTTGTGTATATAAATGCATCCGTACTCCATCCTGGAGTTCTAAATTTCATTTCGTGACCTCCAGATCCTGCGTTAGATTGTGTGAACTGTATTGACTTTGTTCCGTATTCTAATACAGCCCAATCTCCATTAGTTGATCCTCCAAATCTGATGTCGCCTAGAACCTCTAACTTCTCAGAAGGACTAGTTGTTCCAATGCCTACGTTACCATTACCCTTTATGGTCATCCTCGTTGTGGCAGCTGATGCTGAAGCATATGATGTACCAAAACGCAAATCTCCATTAGGATTAAAATGATCTTGACTTCCGTCTGCTACAAGGTCAATAAAAGCTCCTAGTCCACTATTTGTATTAGTAGCATCTGAAGAGAAAAATTCTATTCTTCCTATAGTGTCTCCACCTAATACAACAGTGTCTGATGTACCTAATCTTAATGTACCACCTGTGCCTGAGAATACATCTAAATTAGTTTGAGGACTAGTAGTTCCTATACCTACGTTACCGTTGCCTTTAACATTTAGTAAATACGTTCCGCCTACATTTTGCACTCTTAATGCGTCTTCAGCAGATGAGTTACCCCCTCTTACGCTTAATCCAAACCCGCCTGTGGCTTGAGTATTGTATATGGTTCCTGCAAATCCTCCGTTAATAGCTTTCTGAACGTGTAATGCCGCTGTGGGCGAAGTAGTCCCAATACCTAGATTACCTGATAAATCAAATCTAGCTGCTTCAGAATCATTTGAACCAAATACCAAGCCCATTCCAGAGCGCCCGTATAGCAAGTAGTTTGAACCACTTGAAAATTGGTAATAACTTCCTCCGTGATATATAACGCCATTGTTATACTCTAAATTTGTACTAGCTGTTCTAGCTAAGAAAGACCCATTAATATCTAAAGTGCGAACTGGGTTTGTTTTACCAATACCTACATTACCATCAGTGTGGATACGCATACGCTCTGTATAGGAACCTCCACCCATAAACTTAACAGGACCACTACCACTCCAACCAATTTCTAATTCATTTGAAGAATTTACTCTTGTAATTGTTCTTTGAGTTCCTCCAGTGTCCTTAAATCTTATTTCTTTGTTGTTCTGTAATAGAAAGTTTCCTGAAAGGTGGAGCTTTTGCTCTGGACTAGAAGTACCAATACCTACGTTGCCTGTAAAATATGTTCTTCCTGCTATTATCTCAACATAATCACCAGTAGAGTAAGAGTCTCCAGCTATATTAATATATGCACCAGTTGTTGCAGAAGTACCACCATTTAATTGTAATTGACCCGCAGATGAATGTGTAGATATTGCTCTTGTAGCTCCTGAAGCTGTAAAAGTCATACCTGTAATCCTACCCTCCCCGTTTACATCTAATTTATAAGATGGACTAGTTGTCCCAATACCTACGTTACCTCCATCTGGGTTGATTGATAAATTACCAGCACTACCAGGAAATCCTGTTAGACCTTGAATTTTTTGACTAGACTTAACATATAGTATTCCTCCTACAGCTACAGTACCACTAGTTTCTAATTGAGCCCAAGGGTTTGGCGATGTAGTTCCTAAACCAATACTTGTACCATTATCGTATAACAAAGAATCATCAAGAACACTTCCGTTAAATTTAACAATTCTATTTGTAACGATATTGGTTACACTTACGCTACCGTTTGCTTTTATGTTTCCGTCAACGTGTAATTTTTGAGAAGGGTTTGTAAGTCCAATACCAACGTTGCCTCCAGAAGTGATATGAAGCCTGTTTGAACTTCCTGCATACAGTTCTAAAGAGCCGTTGTCTAATGCATATACTGCGCTACTATAAGAATCATTACCTATTGCAGCTCCTGCAGTACCACCTGTTACATATAGGTAACCATTTGTATGGTGTGCAATACCATTGCCGACTACATTAGCGCTCTGATCTAATTTGATTGCACCGTTTATATGTAACCTCTCTAATGGATTAGTAGTACCAATACCTACGTTGCCATTTGACTGGATATACATGTCGGTAGTCGTACCCCTTTTAACCTGAAATATATGATTATCAGGTCTTTGAAATATAGTATGACCAGTAGTTTCTATCTGCTGCTGGTAAGCGTTAGCGCCTTGAGTAAATTTTATTGATCCTGATGTGGACGCAACAACTTCTAACTTAGCTGCTGGACTAGTTGTACCTATACCTACGTTACCGTTACCACTTTGAACAATTAAAGTTCCAGCACCAACATTTAAACTACCACTTCTGTATTGTAAATACATTACAGTGCTACCTCCTGATGAGTTAAAGGTATTTATCTCATTACCGTTAGAGAACTGAGTGAAGTGGCTTGTTGAACCGTGCCAGAATCTTGCAAGGGGTCTAACATCTAATCCTACAGCAGGACTCGTTGTGCCAATACCTACTCTGTTGCTATTTGCATCTACATACAGAACACCAGAGTCTGCATTTAAACTATTGAGAAACTTTATTGCCATAGTAATATTGTATGTCTACAAAGATAAAAAATAAAGGGGTAGCGACTTACCGCCACTACCCCTCTTTAAATATTCATTTATTTCTAATTATGCTACGCTTGTTACCAATACTCTGTACGCATTAGCAGCAGGGGCAGAAGCAAAAACTAAAGTAACTGTATCTGTATCAGTGCGCTCTACATCTGTAAAGACTGTAGCACCGCTACTCTTTTCGTAAACCTGTACAATTACATCTAATGTCTCTAAGCTGTGAGTAATAGCGTAAGAAGTAGCACTTCCATCACCTACATCCTCAGCGTGATTCTTAGAATCGTGATGCGCCTCTACTCCTGCTGGAGTAACTGCACGTCCAGTATCTGTTCCTGTAATAGTTTCAGCATTGGTAGCTAACTCAACAACACCTTGTTGACCTGTAGTAGCTGTATCTACACTAAGCGCTAAAGCAGCACCTTCAGAAGAAGCTGATCCGTTTAACGCTCCTGAAGTAGTTACCGTAGCAACATAGTTTCCTGTAGTATCTGTACCTAAAGCAACAGAGTTGGCTTGAACACCATCTACAGTAACACTCAGGGTAACATCAGCAGAACCATCAATTGAAACACTACCAGAAACATCGCCATCTACAGTGATTGTTCTAGCATTAGCCCAAACAGTAGCGCTATCAGCGTTACCTTCTAAGTCACCAATAAATGCATTTGCACGTACATCGTAGGTAGCACCAAAGTCCCAGCGGTCTCCTGTTTCATCCCAAACAAACTGTACGTTTGTAGATGTACCACGCTCAATCTCAATACCTGCATTCTGCGTAGGAGCGCCTGCCTCGTTAGAGTTTAAGAGGATGATATTATCAGCAAGGTTAATAGTCTCGGTGTTGACCGTAGTAGTTGTACCACTTACAGTTAAGTTACCTGAGATAGTTACTGTACTACCATCGTCACTTACCAAAGAGTCTACCAACTCACCACCAGAATCCCATTTAGGTAATACCGTAGATGTTAAACTTGAAGCTCCTGAAAGCTCAATAGAATCAGCATTAACTGTAATACCTGTTCCAGCACCAATGTTAAATGTAGCGGATCCGCCTAAAGCAACTTCACCACCGCCAGTCAAACCATTACCAGAAGTGTAAGTTACAGAGCTGTTTGTAAGGCTTGAGTTAGGGATAGCTGATAAGCTAAGTGTTGTTCCAGATAGTGATAAACCACTAGCAGAAGAAGTGCTTAACCAAGCTGTAGCACCTGCTGAGTCATCCCAAAATAGGATACGGTCAGCGTTAGGGTCTGCTAAAGCTTCAAGACCTAAGTGGCTAAGAGCAACATCATCAGCGTTTACTGCGATACCAGTACCCGCTCCAACGGTGAAAGTGCGTGACGCTGTAATGTCACCACCACCGGTTAAACCCGCACCTGCTGTAAGTGTAACAGCTGAGTGATCTACGTTACGGTTATGAGAGGTGTCTAAGGCAACATCATCGGCATTAACAGTAATACCTGTACCAGCACCGATATTAAGCGTTCTAGAGCCTCCCAATGCAATTGAACCGCCTCCTGTGAGACCGGCACCTGATGTAACAGTTAAAGAACTGTTGTCAAGCATTGCATTAGTAATCGCCCCAGAGCTGATAGATAGAGTTACAGCACCGTCTGTTCCACCACCTGTAAGACCTGCACCAGCTGTAACAGAGGTAATATCCCCTGCCATAGACTGCCACGCAGTTCCATCGTAGTAGTACATCTCATTATCACCCGTGTTGTAGTAGATTTGTCCTTCTACTGGGCTTGACGGAGCTGTAGCTAAGTTTTGAATACGAGCGTTTTGTAACTCGTTTTTGCCTAAGTTTAGGCTGTTTAGATACTTAATAGCCATAGTTTATTAGTTAAAGTATGCCTTCCCAGAGAAAGCACCGTTAAAGGTTATTGTTAAGTTGTTTAAATCTGTATACTCAATATCTCCGTAAACTACGCTATCTGCGCTGTCTACTACTGTTACCGAGGCTTTCTTACCGAGGTTATGCTGAACACTCCAAACGGTACTAGGTGTAGATTGTGTATGTGTATAGTGAGCATCACCACCTTGTATTCCTTTTATAGATACCGAAGTAAATCCTTGTTCAACCTTTATAGTTGAGGACGCTACCTGAGTAGTAGTGTTTATGTTTATTGTGTCTCCCGACTTTACCTCTATATTACTCACTTACGTCTTCGTTTATTTTAAATATTCCGTACACCCAAGTTTTAACTTCACCAGAGTTGGTAGACTGAAGATCGTAAACATATAAACCGCCAGATACTCCAGCCATTGTAGGAGCGTCTGAAGTAATCGTTAGTTTTCCATTGCTAGCACCAGAGTAAGTAAAGCTATCATCAGCAATAATATCACCTGAAGACGTATCTGTTTCTTTTACATCCATCTTCCAAGAATATCCTGAAATATCAATAGCTGTACCATCCGAGTCGGTAAACGTAAGCTCAAGCTTAAACGTATCACCCTTGCGACAGGTAATATCTACTCTTGTTGATGTATCTAGATTTATTTGTGTTGCCATATTGCAAATGTACTAATTTACTGGTTACCAAGAAGTTGACTTAAAGCGTCTGAGCTATCTTGCAACTCATCTCGTTTACCCTGACGTTGAGACAATAACTTAGATTGCTCTACAGCTTGTTTTTTAACACGCTCGTCTTTACGATCTTCTTTCATTGCTTCATCTCTAGCTTCAGCTCCACTTTCAATTTGCTGTTCCGCAAGACCATACTCACCTTTCATTTGCTCAAGCTGGATCTTCATTTGGTGTTCCATTTGAGCGTACTGCATTTTTAGCTGATACTCAAATTGTTTTTTCTGCATATCCAACTGTGCAAGAACTTGCTGCTTCTGTAAATCAACTTCAACAGCTGATTGTTGCTGCATAGCTTGAGCTTGTGATTGCGCCTGTACATTTTGTTGTGCTATAGCCTGTTGTTGAGCTATACGTTTCTTTCTACGTATAATGAGTAAACGCTCTGCCTGGTCAACGTCTTTTAACTGACGAATAGCAATAGCGTCTTCAAGGTCTATTTCTTTTTGAGCTAGAGCAATTTGTATATTTTGCTCAAGGTACTGACGGTCCATATCGTTAAGATCACTGAGAACCCGGACACCAAAGTTGTACATTGGAAGATCTCTAAAGCTTGATAAGACAGACATATTAGTCTTGCCAATAGCTTTTTCATATACCTTGAATATAACTGATTCTACAGGAAGTATCTGAACGCATTTTAAGATGTCTTCACAGACTCTTCTATAAAGAATCATACTAGCATTCGTAATATCATAGATAGCGTTGTTACCGGCATTTACAGCCATCTGGTTTACACCTACTAACGCTTCTCCTTTTGGAGTTGTACCGTCCATTACCTCATTGATACCTGTAGCATCACGAATCATACGTAGGTAGTGATTGTATAATGCAATAAGCTCGTTGATATTACGGATTGTATTTCCAATCTCACGAATAGGAGGATTCTGAAAACCGCCTTCTGGATTCTTACTACGGTAGTAAAAGACACCTGTTTGTTCGTAGATGTCTTGAATATCTAAAGGCTGTAAATCACCACCACGACCTAGGTCAACATTCTCCAAACCTTCAATATCAACCATGATACCATCTGGCTTACTCTTCGCAATTGCTTGCTGTAGTTTCAAGTGCGTTAACTGTAGTTGATCTGCAAACCCAACAACACCAGATACCAAAGATTTAGGTATCATGTTACGCATGTTTACAGAAGTTACAGAATAAGATAAACGAGCCTTAGAAATATCGTGGATATTCTTAGGAATATTATGTTGCTTCTCGTAGTTAAATAAATGGTCCGTGCCAATAATGTACATACCTCCATAAACTGTAGAGTTTTGCATGTACACTGGCTCACGATCGTAAACGGAATTCTTAGGAGCTTCATATTCTTCTCCTTTGTAATAGAATCCCATGTTTCCATGACGAGACATCTTGTTTTCGTAGATCATAGAATCTACAGATAAGAACTCAAAGTCTAATATCTCAACAGTGTACTCATCGTAACCGTACTTGTATTTATTAAGCTGTTTGTCGTAATACTTTTCTGTAAAACGCTCTGCGCTATTAGAGTGTTTGTTCATTACACTCTCAGCCATTTCGGTATATTCCTTTTCAGTAAACTGATCACCGGCTAAACGCTTGAGCTCCATAATACTCATACGCTTAATATGTCCAGCATAGACTAAGTCAGAAAACGTAGGGTCATCAGTATAGTTATGTATAAACATTGATGGGTCTACATACTCCTCAGTAATACCATAGTTAGGGTCATTGCTGCGTTTAGCAACAGCCATACCACAGCTAATAATATCTTCAACACACCTGCGGTAGATGCGCTCGTCAAAGTCATTCCACTGTAGTGTAAGCTGCGTTGCAAGTTGACCAGCAACCTCAGCATCTGTTTTTACATTTGTTTCTAAAAATATTTCAGCTTCTTCAGGAGTATCTGGAAGGGCATCTGGATCTACCTGTGTTTGCAGACCAGAAGCTTTAGCTTCCGCAATCATCTCCTTCTTTTCAATCTGTAAAGCAATCATTTTTTTCTTTACATCCTTCTCGCTTTGAGAAAGTGGATCGACAGCTTCAATCTGAGGATAACGATATGATGATATGATTTTGTTTGCTACAATCTTAACAAACTTAGGAACGATAGGAACTGGAGTCCAATCAATAGACAGCAAAGAACCATCGTCATTACCTGGATCTAAACTGTTAAGTATTTGTTTATATATACGAGTGTCCTGTGTACCGTTAGCGTACATGCGTGACTGCTCAAACTCTTTGTACCGCTTTTGATACAAACTTCCCTCTGTGTCTAACCCTCCCCATTGATTCATCATCGCCTTAGCATACTCTAAGCCATATTCTTTCTGGCTTTTTTCAGCGTGCTTTGCTAGAGGGTTTGGGAAGCTTCCTTTCTTTGTTACATTCATCTTTTCGCTGAATATTAATCAGAAACAAAGATAGATAATTTATTAACGCTGAATTACCTTGACTTTACGGAAGAATTTCTTATTGCTGTTATCTTTCTTCTCTTGTTTTTTAATTGACTTTTGAGCAGCCATAAGCGCAAGACCAGAACTAATACTAAGGTCAAACTTGGTACGGTCGTCTATTTTAAAGTTAATCCAGTCTTCTAGTGTGTTGTCAAAAAACATTTTACCATAATGACCCTCTTCGTTTAACCCAACATGCTCATGTATATACGCTTCAATAGACTGGGCGTGAGCTTGTATAATATCTTGAGAGTTGGATGGTATACCTTTTGTTTTTGTAGCACTACGTGACCCACCACCCAAGTGTACCGGTCTATCCATGAGGTAACCATCGTATCCTCTGTTCTCAAAATACCTAGCAATACCGTATTTGTTATTTTCTATTAGTATCATATACCCATAAAAAACAGCAGCCATAAGAACATCCTCGTAAAATATTCTAGCCAGTGGTGGACGTGAAGCGTACTCTAATACAAACATATTTGAGGGGTGCTCCATATTTATTTTGTTATACAGATGCAGTGCACCCTTAGATCCTCTGCCATCTACAGTTGTATCAAGGTCATAGCTATCCACACCTCCTACACCTAACCATGCATTACCAGGAGTTTTTTTACCTCTTTCTGTTACAACTTTATTACGTATTTCGTCTGGCGGCATCCAGGCTATTCTAAATCTACCGTTAGGGTCTGGTCTAAATACAACATTTGTATCTTGAACACCATTGTCCCATACAAAGTTACCACGAACAACGGGGTTAGGATAGAGCTCCATATTGTTTTCCAGCTGCTCATATATCTTAGCAATGTTAAAAGTAGATGCTTTAGTAGAGTCACGAAACGCCTCATCCATGGTAAATGGAAACTGTCGTATAACCTCGTTTAAATCATAACTGTCGTTTGATAATGCTTTACGCTCATTCTTTAAAAACGTTTTAGCGCCTATCTCTATCATCTCGTTCTCTACGCCAAGAACAGGTTCTTCCGGGTCATCTATAACAGGATTACCATAACGGTCAAAAAAACCTTCTAGCGCTTCGTAGGATGGTATAAATATTTTATACAGACCTGTTTTTGTTCTACCGTTGGCATTGCGTTCTGTAGGGTCTGAGTTGTATACTAACTTCTTAAAATTTCTACCACCTTTATCCAAAGGGTTTACAGTAGAACCTACCATTGCCTTGCCTATAATCTTACGACCTACAAGTAAACAGGTTCTATGTACACGCCATATCTCAGTTATATCTTCTGGCTTTTCTATTTTACCAGCCTCATCAAGAAAAAGGTAATGTAGCTTCTCACCATCATAAGCATTGGAAGTAGTGTTCTTCCAGTTGATTATCGTGTCTAAAGCCTCACCTTTGTTTGCTGTTTTATTGTTTTTAGTAATACGTTTTGATGGTTCTCGGAATGCAAGCTCTTGACGAGGGTTAGTTGTACCGTCTTGAATAGGTTTAAAGAAGAATGGATAGTTCCGGTATATTGGCATTATCTTCTTCATAAACACATTCTCTTGTGCATCTTTACCCGTCTTAGACACGATACCAAGCAGTTTGTCTTTAACCTGAGTGCCTTCATCAGACAAGTTACCAGAACACATCTGGGTATAACCCGAACGTCTACACTTTACATAGACCTGCCCCATAGATCTTGGGTCGTGTTCGCAAGCAACGAAATGTCGGGAAAGTCTATTTTGAAACTCTAAGTAACTAGGGTATCCAATATCAATCTTGGACCATTGCAGGAACATGTAGTGGTGACCGGTAATATAGGTGGGCTCACCGTTATTCATAAACCACACACCGTTTCTACGTCTATCAAATTCCTTACGTATAAACTCTGTATACCTTTCCTTAAAAGGCTTAGGCATATCTGTCCAATCATCCATGGACCTAATCTTCATCAAATCTGACGGGGGGTCTATCCTACGCCAGTATTGCTCTTCTTTTTTTAGGTCGCTAAATAATATGTCTTTCTTTTTAGGAACAGCTGGTAGTTGCAGGTAAACATCAGATATGTTAATCACCTCACCACCAGTACCCTGTGGGCATATGTTTACTACAGGTTCATCAACACCTTCTATGTTTACTAACCCAGCCATCTATTTCTTTGCAAATTTCTCGCTAAACCCAGAGCTGTAGTCTACCTCTTCTTTTATATTACCTGTTTTCTTCAGCTCTTTTAGCATCTGCTCTAGCTTTTGGTATTCTGTTATTAGCTCCTTTGCATCTATTGCTGACTGCTTTATACTTTGCAGTTCAGACCTACGCTGGCTACCGCTTAACTCTTTATCTACAGGCTTTTTTATTTCTTCTGTGATGTTTTCAATAGCTATAGACATGGCATGAAGAAGCTCTTCTCCAGCGTATACACTGTCAAATTTTTTCCTACGTCCCATTAGAATCCAGTTGCGTAAATATGTGTTATGTGTGTACGGTAGACCTCTTCACCATCTATCTCCATGCGATAGTCAGCGTTCTTCATAATCATTACTTTGTCGCCCTTTTTAAGTCCGAGCTCTTGTACAGCTGGCGAATCGTAAAGAACATAACCAAACATGTTGTATTCTGGCTTTTTGAGTTCGGTAATAATGCCGCTTTCAGTAACTTCTTCATCCTCCTGTTCTTCGGGTATTAAGAAGATCCATTCAGACAACAGATGTATTTCTCCCGTATCTTGACACTTGTAGGCATAAGCCTGGGTGTTTCCGCTATTATAGGGATCAAATCTGACGAAGTATATATCATCCTCTAAGAGCTGACCTTTACCTTCATTTGATATAACGACATGGTGGTGGAAGTAGAGTGTGTCTCCAGGTTTGACTCCAGTGTCATATTTCTCTGGGACTGCATAGACCTCAGCAGACATCTTTCTGTTTTCAAACTCATTCCATTTTGGATCTAGGTATATTGACTTATCGCCAACCTTTAGTTCATCGTTAAAAGCTTTAGGCATTCTAACGAAGAAATCGTACAATGATCTCATGTTAATTAAATTTAAGTAGTGTTATTTATCTAACACAAACTTACGAAAAATCACAGTCGTATTCTAGAAGCACCGGCATATCCACTGTAGACTTCCATAGCATCACACCATCTTTAGGGTGTTTGATATAAATAAGGTATTGTGTTTTTCCGTACTTGTGTAAGTACTTTTCATCGAGTATAATAGTGTCTACAATAGACTCACCAGCTCGCTGACCTATATAATAAGCCATAGCTTTTAGGGGGTTTTCCCCTATAATAATCTTACGTATCATTTTATTTAATTTATATCTCCGTTTCTACGGGCTAAGTCAATCCAGTAATCAATACTACCTGGATCTGGTTCATTTTCTTGTCGGTATGCTTCAACACAATAAGAAAGAAGGTCGTCCAGCTCTTCTTCATCTGTTACAGAGAATGAAGATAGTAGGTTCATATTAGCACGCTCTTGACCTTCATCATCAAGATAAGCACTGTCCATATCTAAAAATCCAACAGCAACACAAGAAATAAACGAGTCCTCGATGTCGTACTTTTTCGCAACAGCAGCTATTGCTAGTATAAGCTCTTGGATTTCGTAAATAGCATCTTTCTCATTTTCTTTCATTTGATTTACAATGTTTAATTTTATCAAATATACTAATTTAATAAAAGGCTTATGCCAAAGGGAAGAGTAGCAAAGACAAAGATGTTCAGAGATTTCTCCTATCTCAAGGAAAAATGGATGAAAGACAACTACCTAAAAAACTGGAGCATTGTTATGAGCGACATGCTTTCTAGATATGATCTATCAGATAAAGAGATGCGGTTCATGCTCTTCGTCTACGACTTGGAATTCTTTACGATGGACTGGATTGCCGGAGAGTACAAGTATGAGAAACGAAACATAGGACGTAGGCTTGTATACCCGCTTCTTAAAAAGGGGTATATCTATAAGCATTTTGATAAGCTTACTCCGTCTACTGTTAGAGAAGATCATTTGTTTAGAGAAGAGAATAAATATAATTACCGTGTAAGGTATGCACTCAGCCAAAACGGTAGACTGGTTGTATCTAAATTCTACCGCAAGATGGCTGGTGAAGAACCTATTAGTGTGAAGCAATAGTTTTAAAAGGCTTCTTTAGTGACGCTCCTTTATGTGGTACAAACTTACCTTTATGCTCCATAAGGTAGTAGCGCCCTCCTTTGTCCATCCAGTGATAGCCAGAGGGTGCGTCAACCATTACTTTTTCTGTTTTCTTTTTAGCTTTCACCACGCAACATTTTAAAGTCGTTAGCATCTAGAGCACCGTTGCCGTTCTTATCAAGCTTTACTTGACCACCTTCTAGGTATTTCACTTTACCTCCAGCGTAGTATTTCTTTTTCTTAGCTTTCTTTTTAATCTTACGCTCTTGCTCTAGCATCTCTTTTGTAGGCTTCTTGCCAGAACCCTTGTTAGCACGGATGTTATCCCACAAACCACGTTTGCTGTAGCTACCGTCTTTACGCTTGATCATTTTCTTTGCTTTTGCCATGTTATCTTCTGTTGTTACGTAAATTTTCTATTTGTGATCTGAAAAAGTTTTGAAAATCTTGATCGAGCATTGGAGCAACGTTATCTTTATTTTTATACCTACTGCCTAAAGCTCCAGATCTAAGAATGTTTAATCTATTTGAATCCTTAGTTGTTACGTAGTCTCCAAAACTTGTGTTGTATATAATATCTCCTTTTCTGTTCATTCTTCTACCATAGATTTCTGGAAGTACGTTACGCAGTGTAGGAACTTTATTTAGTTCCATGTTACCAAATGGTAGCTTTGGGGGTAGCTCTACCATAGCAATTTTTGGCATCGGATTAACTAATCTTTTTTTGTGAGACTTGATGGCTTTTAACTGGTTTCCCGCTATAGGGTTTACTGTCGACTTACCCGTGTATACGGGTTCAACATTTGGCTGTTGGAACTTATCTATAACAAAATTTCTGTTGAAATCGTATATGTTATCCTCTAGTTCGTACCGGTGATTATACCTCCAGAAAGGATTTGTTTTTGGATTTATATAATCCCCTTTATTGTCTCCATCCTTATAAGTTCTCCTCTCTATTTTATCACCGTTAGAGCCAAGGCTGTATTTTGTATCTGAAAGAATAACAGAAGGAGGTTGGTATGTGTATCGTTCTACAGGTTTTTGGGGGTTCTTGAGTTGATAGTTTTTATAGTTTAACTGTCTATTGGTAGTACTCACCTTTAATTCGTTATCTCCCAATAGTCTATCTAATGCGCTAGGGGCAACAAAATTATCTTTTGTAGCAGTTACGTTTAGATCATAAGGTTCTCCTACTATATTGGAGTTTTTATCTAATATATCAGCGTATGATACCCTGTCACTTGAATCAAGATCACTAAGCGTTTGTTGGTATTTTGTGTAGTCTCCAAGTACTTCATCAAAATATGCCAATGCTGCTTCTGAAGTGTTTGCGGCATACAAGCTGTCATTATAAGCGGATAATCGATTCAGAAATTCCGAGCGGTCAGTAAATTCTTTTTTACGCTTCTTAGGCTTTACAGGTCCACCGTTATTATATTTTCTGTGCTTGCTTTTCATCGTGGCATTGGGCTACTTTAGGGTTTGAATTACGCTTCTACCTAACATCATTGAACGTATCTGATCGTCTGTTAGCGTGCGTGCTTGTTTTTGTTTGTCTGCTAACTCCTCAAGCTCTCTGAAGTGTGGTCTATCTGCACCAGATACTTTATGGTGGTCAGCCCACATATCTTCTGTTGTACCCTCGCCTTGCATAAAAGCTTTGAAAGGTATGCTTTTAGATTGGCTGTAGTCAGCTAGAAATAGAGACTTCTGCTGAGGTATTGTTAGTTTAGAGAAGTCATAAGAACCTCCGGACTCATCAATAAAATTCTGTAGCCATTCTGGCATAGAACCAGTCTTATCAGAGCTGTAATATTGCATAGCTCTACTAACAGCGTCTTTAGCACGATTGCTACTATCTTCTGTAAATGGTCCCTCGTATTGAAATATACCACGACCTGGACCGCCACCTATTTGCTTTATAGCTGGGTCAAATGTTCTACCCGATTCAACAGCTGCAATGTCATACATTAAGTCTTCCATACGCTCTCTGCTACCTCCTCTAGTCTCAAGAAGATACTTAGCCATCTTCTCATAAGAAGCTGTGCCTGTAGTATCAGATACCGGAAATCCGTACTTGTCGTACTTGCTAGGCTTTACTGGTCCTCCGTTGTTGTACTTTACTTTCATTTTCTGTAAGAGGCTTTTATATTCATTTGGTTTTGTTTAAACTGCCCACGATTGTCTCTAACACCTTGGTCAATACGATTTCTAAACATGTTTTGAAAATCTTGATCAAGCATCGGAGGTAGATTTAATTTGTTTCTATACCTGTTACTATTTCCTTTTATCCTTCCTAATTGATTAGGATCTTTGGTTGTGACAAATTCCCCAAAGCTAGTTTCGTATATAATATCTCCATTCCTATTCATTTTTCTAGAGTAAAAGTCAGGTAGCGTATTAACTGGTTTTAATTGGGGTATGTTTGGCTTTATATTAAATCCCTTAGGTTTTAGAGATAATTTACTTACAGGCTCTCTGTATACAGGTCTTACCTTTGGTGGAGCAAAATCGGGATAATATGCCCTGTGGTATCCTGTATCTAAAAAGTCAGTACCAGACTCGTCTGCGGTTTGTATAATTTTACCAGTTCTTAAATAGTCGCCACCTTGCTTTTCTTTTAAGAAACTTTCCTCATCACCTCTGTCGTTTTTATATTTGACACTTGTGAAATTACCTTGACCCATAGGGACTTTTCTTGTTTCGTATACATCCATAGGAATTCCGAAGTCTCCAGTATTTTCGTTATACATTAACGTCTGACCAGAATCAAAGTTTGTTCTTTTGTATGGTTCTGGAGATTCAGTATATCCATAGTACTCGGTATTATTACCCCTATAGTTTCCGTCTAATTTTTTATTAGGGTCGTTACTCCATCTTAGTATTGGAGGCTCTCTATAAAGATGGTATCCAGGCTGTTCTCCGGGGTAATACCCCTTTATATCACCTTTTGATCTTTCTACAATTTTTCTAGCTAAATCAGATTTTTCAGAACCCTCTTTAGATATTGCTCCGGGCTGGTCCCAATCTGAATCATACTCTGGGAATTCACCACCACTTGTAAAGTTTGCCAACGACAAACTGTCCCTAAATGATTTGACTGCGTTTTCGTATTGAGACCTGTCGTTATAAACTTTTTCCATATAACCTGCGTCATATGGATAACCCATTGTCTGTGAGTGCTTCTGAGAAACTACATGACCATCATTAAATGTAAAAATAGCCATTCCATCATCGTTGTATTTAAGATCAACAATTTTTGTTCCTTTTGGAGCCGATTCAAAGTATTCGCTTACAGGTGATTTACGCTTCTTAGGTTTTACAGGTCCGCCTTCGTTATATTTTCTGTACTTGCTTTTCATTTCTTTTTAAGCTTTACCTTACCGCCATCCATCAAATATATAGGGTTTCTGTTTTCACCTCTTCTGCCGTTAGGTATAACATATTCCGAAGCTTTTTTTCTAGGTGTCTTTGTTACTGGTGGGTCTTTAAACACTGGTCTTACACCATACTCCTCCTCGTAAGCATCTAGGTATCTATCTAACTCACGTTGACTCTTTTGCATTAAATACTCTTCTCTGTTAGAAGCGTATCTTTCATCTGCGTCTTCTAGAGTTTTCTTAAACGCTTTTTTCTCTTGCTTGTAAGCTTTTTGAAGTGGGTTTCTCATAAGACCAGCAGTTGGTATTACCAATCCATCTGTAGTAGAAAGACCACCTAAACCAAGTAGACCAGCAGTTGGGGCAAACCAAGTAGCTTCAGCTGTTTTTCTTTCGTACCCTTCAGAAGCTTGGTTGTATTGATCTACTAGAGCTGGACGATCGGCAGAGGGTGCGTCTTGTATTTGATCCTGTATTCCAACCAGAATCTTTTCTTGCTTATATAAATCATTATAAGTTTTTGCTGAGTAAGCAAGCTGGGCTATTTCGTCAAGATTCTTACCTCCTGTAGATGCACCTCCAGCTAAAAGAGTATTAGCAGGTGGGAACACAGAACCAAGAGATTGTCTGAACTTATCTAGTAAGGTGTTATCTAGCTTTTCTTTTTGGTGTCCTAACTTATAGTTACCAAATCTAACTTCTTCTAGCATATCGTTCTGCTCATCCCCTAAGTGAACACCAGCATTGGCTCGTGTTTTCCCCAGAGTTACGCTTTCTCCTATTTTTTTTACTTTCTCAGCAGCCCAATAAGGTGTTCTATAGTTTACGCCATCTGGTGATTGCTTTGCATTCTTCCAACGTTGTAGTGATAATGGACCTAGGTTGTATGTTGTAGTATAATCATCTAATGGTAGCGCCTCATCATACAGGTCTTCTGCTCTTGCTCTTGTTACAAAGTCGTAGAATGCTGGTAGATCGTCTCTATTTCTATCTTCTGGAAGCTCTGCATCTCTATAGTTGGGAGCCCAACCGTAACGTGCAGCTAACTTATCTGCTTGAGATTGCATTAGTTCCTCTAGCTTATCTTCCCATCCACCTTTATAGCGAACAGGACCGCCTATCATACGGCTAAATCTAGGACCTTTCTTACCGGGCTTACCAGGCTTACCGCCTTCATCGTATTTATACTTACTCTTCATTAAAACAGGCTTATTTTTTTCTTAGGTAACATGAGCTCTGGGAATCTAGCATCTCTAACCTCTTGCATAGGAATACGTTTGCTGTATTCTTCTCTGCCTGGTCTAGAGTTTCTAGCCATAACTAGGTTCTCTGGGTCCATCATATAGGGACGCATAGTATACATAGGGTCTGAATCCTCTTGGTCAATAGCTCCGCCCATCATACCACTATCAATATAGCTGGTAATCTCTGCTGGCATATCCTCTGGATCCATAATACCTTCAAGCATCATAATCTTAGCCGCTAAAGCAAGTTCTTCCATTTGTCTGGCAAACTCTGTTTTCTTGCTTCTCTTCTTTTTCTTAGGCTTACCGCCATTATCGTACTTCTTATACTTGCTCTTCACGCTTCTTACAGTTTTCTGATTTAGAACAGTAACATACCTCATCACTACCACAAGCGAAAGGGTGCTCTGCTGTTGTATCTATACCTGCTATTCGGTGTAACATACTCACCAACAGCACAATGCTTAGTAATATAATAATGCCTGTCATAGATACAAAGATAATCAATAAAATACTACAGCTGTTTGTCTCATATGGGACTTGATAATGTCATATATTTTTACTAACTTAGCATTGTGATTGAGATCAAACGAATGATTGAACTCATGTTCTTAAGTGAATCAGTTTATAGTTCAGAAATAAACTAATCCTAGTTCAGAGTGCCAAATCCCAAATCAAGGCACACTCTAAAATTCACGTTAAACACTACAATACGCCCAAACTATACCTGTGCCGGAACCATGCGTTCAGTCCCAGAGATCCCCTTACAACAGCTGTTATTAGTATTGCATAGTCAGTGTCCACCACCTAACAGATCTATTCTATACACCCCCGCAAATCCTTACTCTGAGCCAAAACACAGCCTTTCTCCAATTTACAGCAAACTATAACCCGAAAAAAGACCCCAGAAATATCTATCGGGGGGATTATATATATGTTTATCCTATAAAAACTGCGCACCTGAACCGATATCCAGACCACCCCACCCCGACCAGCTGACCGTCTTTGTGCACTTTTTCAGCTTTTTGCAACTGTTGACCTGCCTGTGGCGCTCCTGTTTTACCTGTTTAGTGATCAATACCAACCCAACCAGCCCCAGACAACCAAAACAAACGTACAACGTCCAGAACGGGCACGTACTTGCATACCGGGGCACACCTTTGCCCGGTGTATGAGCTGACGAGCTGACCAGCTCACGAGCTTAGTAATTGATCGCTTAAAACGTTTAAATGTTTTTGTGCTTTGTGTTTGGTTTACTCACAAATGTTTATATCTTGCATTTAATAGCGAACGGTTCAACGTTCAAAGGTTCTTTGACATTCGGGAAAGTTTAAACAGATCTGAAGAACCCCAGTAGTGCGGGGTCAGTGCGCCAGTAATGGCGCCAGGGCTTAAGAAAGCCGAAACCTATGAACGGGCACACGTTCAACACTGGCGCTCCTATATGGGGCGCTGGTTATCTGTTAACTAATTAAACTTATTAAAATGGAAACATTAAGCAACTACGACAATGCAGAGCTGGACTTTGCAACGGGTAACTATCGTACCTATTCGCAATTTCTTGAAATTATGGACTCAGCGTTTAACGGTGTATACTCACAAGCTACAGAGCAGTATAAAAAGTACTGTTTTGATCCTAAGAGCTACATTGACCACATAGATGAATACTGCGAAGGGCTCGTGAATGATAACGTTAAAGTTGAACTACTTACTCAACTTGTTTACATTATTGATTAATTAAGGGAGCGCCAGTGGGCGCTCCTGGTTAGCTGTTAACTTTAAACCTATTAAAATGGGAAATGCTACGAAATTGTGGAGTGTTCAACAACTGCAACTGTTGGATCGTTCCAACCCTTACAACGTTGGTTCTTTCGTGTTCAATTCGTCAGGGGAAATCTACTCTGTGGATGAGGTGCTGGACATTTGGGAGGAATTGCAAGACGAGGAGCTTTTTTACTCTGTGAATTGGGAGAGTGAGCTTTGGAGCGAAAGCGGAATACAAATACCGTCCGTTTACGCTGAACACTAACAAAGGAGCGCCAGTGGGCGCTCTTTTTGGTTATCTGTTAACTAAAACTAATTAAGATGAAGGTATACAAGATATACAAGGCAAACGGGGACTTATACACGTCCTTTGATAACAAGATGGAAGCGGAAGACTTTTTGGAATTCGGATGCGCTGACGTATTCAGCGAAGGAGGATTTTATATGGAGGAGTCGTTAATTTGTAGATGTGGTAATGATCAAAACGTATATGACCGTCACGATGCGTACGGGTACGCAACGGGGAGCTGGTGTGATGAATGTATAGAAAACGGAAAATATCCATACAGAGCCGACCGTTACTACGATTATTTCAACGCTGGAGAACATTTAGAATAGTAAAGAGCGCCATTGGGCGCTTTGGTTATCTGTTAACTAATTTAAACTTTAAACAAGATGAAAACAACAGTATTTATTGGGAAAGCTGAGGTAAAATGGAAGGCTAAAAAGAACCCTATAGAACAGAAAATAAGGAGCTCACGTGATGCCTACAATTTATTAAAGGCGCACATTGGGAAAAAGATATTTGAACAAGAGCTATTTATTGTAATGTATATGAATAAGGCGAATTCTGTACTATGGTTAGAAACAATTACGCAAGGATGCGGTGCTTCTTGTAGTGTAGATATTCCAGCTATAACGAGAAGGGCGATTGAGGGCACGTCTCACTCTGTTATTGTCGCTCATAACCACCCAAGCGGGAATAAAAACCCCAGTGAGAACGACAAAAGAGTAACTAAGAAACTTAAAAAGAACTTAGATCTTTTTGATATATCGGTATTAGACCATATTATCGTTTGTGAAGATGGGTATTATAGCTTCGCTGACAATGGCGAAAGATCGTTAGCCTAAATTAAGGAGCGCCAGTAATGGCGCTTCGGTTATCTGTTAATTAATAAAGAAACATTCAATGAAGAATAAAGAAGCTATGCTTTGGAATGAGAAAATGGAGCGCATACAAGATTTAGTCTATAATATGGGCTGGGATTACGACCGCTTAAGCAGTAGTGGGAGAATTTATTACGAGGAGCTTTGCATTTTATTAAATGTAGAGCTATGAATTAAGGAGCGCCAGTGGGCGCTTCGGTTATCTGTTAACTAATTAAACTATCTACTATGAAAAATAGAGTAGTCTTTACAATACCAGACAAGGATATACTGGTAGTAATACGTAAAGGGAAAACAACAAACAAGAAGATTTCTAATGGTGCGCCATTGGTTCAAACGTACACCTTTAGTACGGCACAATGGACGTTAGCCTCAACCAGTAAAGGCTTCGGAATGAAGAAATTCTTTGCGCTGGATGGAGCGAATTGTTTAGATTGTCCATATAGTGGTAATATGGGAGAAGGGGGATGCTACACACATAAGTTTAACCAGTACGTTGGCTTCTTATCTATGCTAAGGAGTATTAAACACGAGGAGCTCACACCACTTACAAGGGACAAACAACAGCAAATAATCGAGCTATCGTTCAATAGTTACGTAAGGTTTGGGACGTATGGTGAGCCGTCATTAATGCCTTTATCTGTTATTGATGCTATGGTGTGGAATGCGAAGACCTGGACTGGATACACTCACCAATGGGAGAAAGAATGGGCTGAAGGTTATAAAAACTATTTTATGGCTTCTACTCACGACCAGCTGGAAAGCAAAAGAGCAAAAAGTATAGGGTTTAG